CAGTCGGCGGATCTCCTTGTACACATCCACGCTTGTGACCACCTTTCTTCGCCTCCTACAATGGTCTGTTTACATTATAGAGGCTTTGTCGGGTGGCTCAAGTATTCGTTCCCTTTTTTGCCTAAGTGGCTCAAGTACAGTTTACCATTTACAGATTTATAAATGTTTTTGATTCCGGCTTCTTTTGCCATGCTTACAACAAGATTTTCCTCTGCTACGCCCATTCGCAGGCCAAGAATTATACCGCTTGGGATCCATTCCATCATCACCGGCGGCTTCATAATGCAGCCAGTTATCATTCGCCATTCTTCATCGTATTTATGGCACTCTTTTTTGATTAGGGTCGTTCTTTCTTGTTCCCATAAAGCACTTCCCATACCTGCATATAGCTCTGGAGGAATCTGAGTTGCGGTTGTCTCTGCTATTTTACGGAGCATAACGAATTTCGCAAATTTGGTTGCATCATAAGGCGTGTCCGAATAATAAATCGGATATAGCGGCGTTCCGTAGTTCTTGATTCCGCAATTAGCGCATTTTTCCTGCTTACCGCATAAGAAGTTGTCATTGTTTTCAAGGTCGTAGATTTGCACAAAACCTCTGTGCTGATCTGCATATTTCAGCCACAGAACCTCATTAAACCCATTTTCGGAGAAACAAACTGACCACGTATCCTTTTTAACTTCATCACGGAGTGAAAGTGCTGCATTCAAAAAGCTTTCGGTAAGCCCGTGAGAAAGTGCGTTTGTCACATTCTCAACCGTAAACTGCGCTACTTGCTCCTCGGAAAGAATACCCCCAAGTAATGCTTTAACACCCTCCACAACTGCTTCTGTACTTTCCAGAGTTTGAAATGCACTCAAATACTTTTTTCGGATTGCTTCAATATCGATGTGAAGAAAGGTATCAAAAGGATCGTCATAATAATTCGCAGAAGAAAAATAGAGCCTGTTAGTTCTGAGTGCTTCCAAGCTTTTTGTGCTGACAGCTCGATACCGGAAAAGCAGCTTCGGATACTTAATTGATTTGAATAGTTGTTCGCGTTCTGCCACAATATCATTGCCAGGCAAAGAACATAATGTTTGCCAGAATTGTTCTCGTTCACTGTGATTCATTGATGCCCCTCCTCTCAATTGTCAAATGTGATTTGTAGTCCGAAACAAAACAACCACAATTAAATTTACGAAAAATCGCCCATTTGTGTTTTGGTATGCTGTTTGCCGCTTGAATCTGTCCACTCAGTGATTATTCTAAACTTTGATGCAGAACCATTATGCGTGATTAAAGTCAATTCATAGCTTTTTCTTGCCTCCAATTCTTCAAAAGGCTGCTTTTCACGATCCATAATCATAATTCCAACATCACCATCAAATCGAGCGCTTACATTATAAGCGGTCGCATTTCCGGAATTCCAAACTTTCAGTCTATGCTTACCTTTGCCCACAGTAATAAATCTTGCCTCAACGCATGCAAGTACCGAATCTTCCTTCTCCTTGGCTATCTTGTCCAGTTCATTCTGCTTAATCTTGAGTTCCAGTTCATTAACCTTGTTCTGGAGACGTTGTGCCTTTGAAGATTTAAACAGCGAAATGATGGCAACTAACAGAGATATACCTGCGATGATTAGCGCACCCCAATCTTTTATGAAGGGCACTACTTCCTTCAATATGCCAATCAAAACTTCCATTTTTTCATCGCTTTCTTTAATTCTTTTTCCAGTTCTTTGATTGCGTCTTGCGCAAGCTCATCTACAGCATTATCAATTATTGCGGCATTGTTATCGAGCAACTCTCGTTTCGTGTATTCCGAACCGCAATCAGAGCAACGTACTCGTACATCGTCACTTGCATGAAGAAGATCTTCAAATTCTTCATCTAACGACTCAAATTGATCATTACCGCAAAGAGGACACAATAGCGTGACTTTACGATCTAAATTTTTCATTAAAACACCTCATTTCAGCCTTTCGCACAGCGGCAGGATTTCATCCAATTTGGCAACGATGCGCCTCTGTTCAGCAAGGGGAGGGAGTGGTATCGGCATCTTGCTTAGAATCGTGTGGTTCAGGTTACTCATTGTGGTTCCGACAGACTCACCACCCAAATAGAATTTAACATAAGGAGATGAAAACAGCGAGACGACATAGTAAACATATAGACTCATGCTTGGTTCCATAAAAAATGATCCCGTTCCGCAAAGCCAGCCATCCTCTTTTTCTGTAACAACTGCGCAACGACCCATTTCCCCACGTCGTCCTAAAACAATCATTCCAGCATGGAGAATATATGAAGAAAGTCGTCTGCGAGTTGCTTCCGAAATCATCATTTTGTCGGATGGCACAATTTTTCCATTAACTATGTTGGCAGGGTTTACGAGTGGAATACCTTTCTCAATATAATCCGTCTTATGAAGCATACTGCCGAAAGGACCAGTTGACATTGTGCTCATTATTTCTGAGAATCTCACCCACCTCCAGTTCTCCGGAATGTCAAACGGAATCTCATCCTCTGCAATTTCCGGCAGGGGCTTTTCCTTCTTGATTTTGCCTTCCTTAATTAGCCTCTGTTTTTCAGCTTGCATTTGCTTATACAGCTCCGCACCTGTTCCTTCTTCCAATCTCTGCTCAACGAGCTTGCCTTGGATGGCATATTGAAGAATTGACTTCTTCATATCTTCCGGGAAACGCTTGTGCAAATCATCCATTTTCCCACAGGCACTTATCGTACCTTGAGTATCAAAGTTGACAGGTTCTCCATCCAAAGAAGCACTCAGTGCTAAAATTGTTCTGTCAATTTCTGCGTTGAGAGACGCTCTCTTTTCCTCATATTTCTGTATTAAATCTGCGGGTGCCAGAACTTCTTCTTCCTCGTGGGGATAACCGCAAAGGTCAATATTGCATCCCTGTTCATTCAGCAGATAATCAGCGGTAAACTTCTGTGACTTGAAATATTCTCCGTCGGGAATTACCTCTCTGTTGTTCCACCAAGCGATACAATCATCGAAGTGCTTCAGCTCCATCGGCTTGGTCTTGGAGAAGTGCTTTCTGTCAGACGGAATATCCACTCTGTAAAACCATGTTTCTGTTGTCGGCTTTGTGTTGTCAAAGAACAGCAGATTGGTGGTGATGGAAGTGTAAGGACTGAACACAGAGCCGGGCAGTCTTACAACGGTGTGCAGATTAAATTCGCCAATGAGCTTTTTCTTGATGTTCACTTTCGCATTGTCCAGACCGAACAGGAAACCATCCGGCACGACAACGGCAGCTCTGCCGTTTTTCCTCAAACGGTAAAGGATCACCGACATAAACAGATCGGCGGTTTCCGAGCTTGCCAGATCGTCTGGGAAGAAGCCCTGAATGGACTTGTCCTCATGTCCGCCATAAGGAGGGTTCATCAGAATCACATCAAACTTATCATCATCCGTATAATCCAGCAGGTTATGCTTCAACGAGTTCATGTGATAGATATTTGGAACTTCAATGTCATGCAGCAGCATATTGGTTACGCACAGCAGATAGGGAAAAGGCTTTTTTTCAATTCCGTAAATGCTATCATCCAGCTGCTTCTGAGCGGCGGTGTCTGTTACCTGCTTGGAGAGCTGTCCAAGCCAAGAGGTGATAAATCCACCGGTGCCACAGGCGAAATCTGCCATCTTTTCGCCCAGCTGCGGCTTGATCATCAGAGCCATAAACTCGGTGACTGCTCTCGGCGTATAGAATTCACCGGAAGAACCAGCAGATTGCAACTCCCGCAAAATCTCCTCATAGACAAAACCGAAAGCATGGCTTTCCTTTACGTCATCAAATTCGATTTCGTCAATCACATCAATGACCTGACGGAGATAAACGCCGTCCTTCATATAGTTGTTGGCGTCTTCAAAGGTCGATTTCACGATTGCTTTCTTAATCGGAGTGTCAGGTGTAACCTTGATACCCTCATAGATAATCGTATCCCCTTCTTTTACATCATTGCCTTTCAGCACCGGGAACAAGGTGTTGTTGACGAAATTCAGCAGCTTATCTCCGGTCATAGCGTGACCGTTGCTGTCGGATTTCGCCCAATTTCTCCATCTGAGGTCTTCGGGAATGATGGACTCGTAGTTGTCCTCGTTTAGTTCCCAGTCATCTTCTTTGGCATCGTATACTTTCAAGAAAAGCATCCATACCATCTGCTCAATTCGCTGAGCATCGCCGTTGATACCTGCGTCCATACGCATAATATCACGGATTCTTTTTATAAAACCTGACTGCATCGCCATAATTAACTTACCTCTAATTCATAAATGTTCGCTTCAAGCTCCTTAATAGCAGCCTCATACTGCGCTTTGCCGCCGAACAGCTTTACAATCTTTGCAGGCTTGCCAAATTCAGCAAAATCCGCGAGAGAAAGAACCTTGATGTCCTCGACCTCGGTAATACCTTGGTTCATATACTTGTCCAAGAGAATGGAGAGGACTGCCTGCGCTTCAGCAGAATACTTGCTGAAAAAATCTTTCTTTTTCACGTTGCTTGCCCGCTCTTTTCTCGTCAGCGGCTTCCTGCCGTATGCCACATAGCAGATAAAATCAAAGTCATCAACATCAGACATTCCTTGTTCCGCTTTCAGAGCCTTCAAATCAATCCCCATCGCAATAAAGGATTGTTCAATCGTTTTCTTCTTATCCGATGCTTTCCACTTGTGTATAAAGTCAGAAAGGGACGCATATTCGCCTTTGATATTGGTTCTCGTGTAGTCGATAATATCTTCCTGACGAAGCAGCTTGCCGTTGGCATCATACACAGAAACAGTCTTATTGATAATCTTCACCCTGCACCCGTCTTTATCAACGATAGGCGTTTCAACGGGGTCAACGGTCGGTTCCTCTCCACTGCCGCCGGGTTCACCGCCTTTGGGTTTGTTTCCTCCGCTACCGTGTTGGAACCCTTCAACCTGTTCTACGGGACCATCCCAATCAGGGTCGGTAAAGAGCCTTGTCACGTTTCTAAAGTCCATAACGACAAAATGCGTCTTGCCGTCCTTTTCTCTGATACGGGTTCCACGACCGATGATCTGCTTAAAGGTGGTCATACTCTCAACTGTCTTATCCAAAACAATCAGCTTTGTCATCTTGCAGTCTGCTCCGGTGGAAAGCAGCTCGGATGTCGTAGCGATAACCGGATAAGGGCTGGACACGGAGATGAAATAGTCAAGTTTGGATTTTCCATAAACATCGGAACCGGTGATTCTAACACAGTAGTCCGGATTTTCCTTGACCATATCAGCGTTATGGTTGATAAGGGCGATTCTCATGCGCTCGGCATGATCTTCGGAAGCGCAGAACACAATAGTTTTCTGCATCCTGTCGGTGCTTTTCAGATACTCGGTAATCTCCCTTGCAACCTCGTCAATACGGTCTTGGAGAATGATACTGTAATCATAATCCCTATTGTTATAGATTCGGTCTTCGAGCACATTGCCGTATATATCGGTCTGCCCCTTGTGCGGACTCCAGCCGTCACCGATGTTGGTCGTGATATTGATAACCTTGAAAGGAGCAAGAAATCCATCCTCGATACCCTGTTTCAAGCTATAAGTATAGACAGGCTTTCCAAAATAATCGATATTCGATACCTTTTCGCTCTCCTTTGGAGTAGCGGTCATACCGATTTGGGTTGCAGAAGAAAAATACTCCAGAACCTTCCGCCAGTTGCTGTCCTCCTTGGCGCTTCCACGATGACACTCGTCCACAATAATGAGGTCAAAGTATTCTGCAGGAATCTGCTTGAAGTGTTCTTCATCATTCTGCCCGACCATCTGATGATAGAGGGCAAAGTTTACTTCATGGGATGCGATCTCGCTCAAACACTCCTTGTCGGAAAAGTCCACTTTATAAATGGTCTTTTCAAGCGGCGCAAAATCCTGCAAAATACTCTGGTCGTGAATATGCTTTTTTTAGGCAAGGTTTTGAGGAAACTTGCAATCCCTTGATAATACTTGGTTGCGCACAATCAGCCCGAAATGAGCAATCCCCAAATTCGCAATTTTGACTCTCTTTCCGTCGCACGAAGTAGTCAAAACGGGGGTCAAAAAAAAGCCCCTCCATGCAGGGCTGTGCATGGAAGGGAGAAAGGAACTGGAACATTTGACCAACATCATTATAAACGTTTATAATCGGCTTGTCAAGCATTTTTCTGCGAGATAATCTGCGCCCACTTCTTCGCGTCCTGCACGCGCTTCCGTTCCTCCGGCGTGTTGACGCTGATGGAATGCAGTGCCGTCTCCACCTGCTGGATGGTCGGCACTGTGTCCAAGTCCGCGCTGTGCGTCATGAGGACAACCGCATCCCGGCGCTTCTTGTCATCGACAGATTCCTGCACGCTCTGTGCATCTGTTTTCGGGGCTGACCGCGTGGCGAGGTACTCACGCACTGTAATCAGCGCCGCCAAGTCGCGGATGTTCTGAGGATTGTTGCCCTCTTCGATTGCCTTCTCAATCTGCACATCAATCCACGTTAGCGTAACCACGCAGCCAGCCCCTTTCCGTTATGCTTCTTTCAGTTCTTCAAGCGCTCGCCGAATCACGTCACGCTTTCCAGGCTCGATGGTGCGCATCAGCTCTTCCAGCTCGTCCATCAGGCGCTTGTCTGTGCCGTCGTGGCGGCTGTACCGCCCGCGCATATCGCGTCCGCGGCGGCTATATCGGTCATCGCGGTACATACCGTCATAACTGCCCCGCGCTTCCCAGTCGCCGCCGTTATTGCTGTACCCGTCCGATTCAAGCATCTCAATCTTGTCGATGTTTTTGATGGTGTCCGTCAGCTTGTGGACGGCTTCGAGGTCGCCAGCGGACATATCCTGCTTCTCCGCAATCTCTTGAAGTTCTTCGCAGAGTTTCTCCTTAAGTTCATGCAGATATTTCATTGCGTTTCTCCTTTCCTCACGCAACGCGCGTGACAATCAGGTTGGCATTCTGCACGTCAATATCCACGCCAGCGGTATTTTTGACGCTGATGGTCGTGCAGCCCCCCGCCGGAACGTCAACAAAGGTATCGACGCTGACGTTCTGGTACTGCGTCGCCGCAGCAGGGGTGACGATGGCGGTAGAAGCCGGAAGCGCCTCACCCGCGATTGCAAGCGCAACAGAGATAGCTCCGGCAGTGCCGCCCGTCGGAATGGCGATATTGCCGCCAAAATTGACGCGGAAACGTGCGCGGCACTGTCCGTTGGTGATGCCTCGCAGCGTCACGATGCCAGAGCCTTCACGATGGACGATGCACCGCGTGGCGCAAACGGGCGTGGCGGTAAAAAGGACATTGTTGCCATTGGCGACGGTTTGAGCCGCCGCCGCAGTATATTCAGCCATGATTTTTCTCCTTTCAGCGGCAGGGCGCGAATCAATCAACGCCCCGCCGCTTTTTCAGTTGCCGTTATCGGCTCATCCTGCACAGGCAGGAAGCTGTTTGGAGCTTAACCAGCGCAATACTGCGCCTGATTGCAGCAGAACGGGTTGGCTACCGTGTACGCCGGAACAGGGCAAGGACGAATCGTATTCACGAGGTACTGGTTTTGTGCCGCCTGAGACGCGGCAAGCTGCAAGCCGAAAATCTGCTGATTCTGCGCAGCAATCTTCTCGTCCTTCGCCTCGATGCGCTGTGCGGTCAGTGCGTCAATCACCGCTCGAGCGTTAGCGTTGGCGTTGTCCAAAATGTCGCGAACGCCGCTCTGGATGGTGTTGCGAGTGTCGCAAGCCTGAGTGGCAAGGTTGTAGTTCACGCCCTGGATTGCCGTCTGCGTCTTGCAGCAGCAATCCGCCGCCTGTGCCTGCATCGCGTTAAGCTGCTGCATGAGCGCGGTTTGCTGATTGGCGCGCGAGAGTTCCGCCTGAGCAAAGCCGTTAGCCATCTGCATCTGTACGCCATTGGTAAGTTGCGCCTGTGCATAGAATCCATCACACAAGCCGCTGTTCACGTTGTCGATTTTCCGCTCGATATTGGCGAAGTCGGAGGTGAGGACGTAACCGTCCATGACAGAACCCTGTCCACCGTTGCGATTGCCAAAGCCGCCCCATCCGTTATTGCCCCAGCCGCAGAAAACGAAGAGGAAAAGGATGATAATCCAGTATGCGCCATTGCCACCGAAGAAGCCGTCGCCGTTCTGGTTGCTGTTTCTGCCGGAAAGCAGAGCCACGTCAGAAGCGGAGAGTTCCGAAGTCATGCTCATTGTTTTTCTCCTTTCGGAATTTTAAAGTATATGCTAAATTGTTGCGCAACAATGATAGCCAAAGTTAAGAACCGAGGAACGCTTGAAACATTTGTGCCGCCTGTTGAAGCTGGTTAAGCTGGTTTTGCGAGATTTTCCCGGATGCAATCAGTTTGCGAACATCTTGTTCTGGGTCGCCTTGAAACGTAGCTCGGAACTGCTGAAACTGCTGCATCATCTGCTGGAAATTTCCCAGCGCTCCGGGCATCTGCCCGCCACCAAGTGCATTAAACAGTGGGTTCATCCTGCGTTACCCCCTTCTTCTTGCGCCCTTCCAGCGCTTCAAGGCGCTTTGTAAGCGTGTTGAGTTCGTCCCGCGTCACATACTCCGGCGCGTCCTGCGCGCTGCTGGATGGCTTTACGGATGCGTTGCGCTCCGTGTAGTCAAACGTGCGCATAGACGGCATTCCCGCCGCGTCCGCTGACTTGATGTAAAACGTCTGCTTCTCGCTATCCATCAGCAGCACGCTCGCACCATTTGCGACAAGGTAGCTCTTCGCCCCGGCTTCACCCTGCACCCAAATCAGTCCGTTGCTTGATGGCTGCGCTGGCTGCTGCATCATCGGCTGCTGTGCTGCTCGAAGCTGCGCAAGCTGGTCTGGCATCGCCGTCTGCTGCGCGTTATAATACGGAATCTGTGGATAATACTGTGGATAACCATACGCCATACATCAACCCTCCCTCTCCCAATAGTATGCTGGTATTTCCGCGCCGCTGTCCCATGCGTCGTACCAGTCCCCGTCTACGGCACACACAACGTGGTCGCCGATGCCGAGAACGTACACCCCGCGCGGATGTTCACGGCAGAAATCCGCGACGGTATAGCAGATTGGACAAGTATCCGGCAGGGCGTGGCGCGTGAATCCGCGCTCATGCAAGTACCGTCCCCAGACGTGATTGGCGTTAGGCATATCCCCGCAGTCATAACCCAGCGCACAGAGCGCCGCATAGGTGCTGCCCCACGTCTCCCCTGCCGCCTTGGATGCTGCGCGGACGGCGCAATCCCCGACGCGCAAGCCGCGCGGATTAGGGTTGTAGTGGATATACACCGCACCACCTCCTACTGATTATAGTATAGGCGATTCGGACGGTTGGGAAATGCAGACAAAACGCTGGAAAGTTGCAAAAAAACTTGCGGAAAATCTTGAAAAAAGCATTGACAAGTTGCACAACTTGTGCTATAATACATAGTGTCAAGGGGCGGTGCAAAAAAAAATAAAGCCCCCCGACAGAAAGAGGTAACGTATGGACAAGACGATTCTGAATCAGCGGGTGCGCGTGACTGAGTACCACTACGAGGACTACGATGGGAATTGGGAAGAGGGAGGGCACATCCTTCTCGACACGGCGACGGGAAGCGTGTGCGTCGAAACGAACGGCGACCCCTTATTCTTCGATAGCTGGGACGAAATGCTGGAGCCAGGAAGTGGAATGGAGGAGGCTATTCTGGGGCAAGAAATGTGGCTTGAACAGTACCTCACCGACGACCGCAATGTTCCAGCGGAACTGCTGGATGACACGGAGTGGTTGGAGGCAGATGAGGACGCAGAGCAGTACTGCCTGCGTGAAGAGTTGGAACGTGACTTCGGCTTCGGTGCAACCCGCTGGCTTGCAGAGCTTTGATGCTCCGTCGGGCACACGCCCGGCAGAAAGAAGGTATATATGGAAACTATTACTGTCGGTCTTATTAAGGGGCGTCACGAGATGCCCTGTGCGGAGTACAGTCGGAATACGACGCCCTGACGGACGAACAGCGTTCTGAAATCAAGAGCGCGTTCCTCTGGGGTCGCCGTTCCGGGTGCTGGAGCAGCCGCGCGAAAGAGCCGAATCTGTGGCGTGCGGAACGTGTGGCGCAGTCCATCGGATTGGGTGACGGTGGCGAGCAGGGCGAACGCCTGAGTTTTGCCGAACGGCAGGAACGCAAGGCAGAACGCGCCGAACAACGTGCCGAACGTTTTGAAATTAAGGCGGATGCCGAAGAAAAGCGCGGTGAAGCGCTGCAAGCACCCATCAACCGCGTTCATGGCGACATTGCATTCTTTACGCAACCCAACATCAACACCACCGCAGGTCGCGCGTTCACGCGCCAGCGCGAAAAGATGTTGGATGCGTTCCGAAAGGGCTTTGACGCGTTTAACAAGTCCGACTATTACCGCCAGCGCGCACAGGCTGCACAGCGGACTGCGGAGCGTGTGGAACTCAAAGACCGCGCGTTTCTGAATCGCCGCATAGAAGAATGCGAAGCGTCGATTCGCAAGTTTAAGCGCAACATCGACATGTGCGAACTGTACTCAAAGACTTCTCCAGAAAAGGCGGAAGGATATGCCAAACAAATCGACTACTGGGCGGAACGCATCGAAATCGAACTGGACAAACTGGGCTACTATCAGGACGCAATGGACGCGCTGGGCGGCGTACAGTATAGTCGAGAGAACGTGAAGCCGGGTTACATCGTCCGCATCGGACGGTACAAGAACCATCCGATGAAGGTGCTTTCCTGCAGTCCGAAGAACTTCACGGGCATGGCTGGGGATGGGCTGGCTTTGAAATATCCCTACGCAGAAATCACGAAAATCGTCCGCGCAGAGGAAGAAAAGCTGGAAGATACCGTGCAGCCCTTCAAGATTGGCGAAACCTTCAACGTCCGCGGCGAGACGTACAACATTTGATTCCGTTGAGCAGATGGCGGCATGGGAGGAAACCCGCAACTTCTCCGCGTGCATTACCGGGATTTTGGTGCTGGACGACGCGGATAAAAAAAATAAAACTGAGAGGAACAAAAAATGTTAAAAAAAGATGGGAATAGAATCGTTAAGAACGTCATTGTGACGCACGAGCAGAATGAGCAGATTAAGGAGATTGGGCAGCAAATTGGGCTAAGTGATTCGGCGGTTGTCCGCCTTGCCCTATCGCAGTGGCTTGCGGACAGAACGCAAAAAACTTGCGAAAAATCTTGAAAAGATGTTGACAAGTTGCGCAACCTGTGATATAATACATAGTGTCAAGGGGCGGTGCAAAAAAAATAAAGCCCGGACAGAAAGAGGTAAGCATTATGAAAAAGGTTATTGTTAACGAGAACACCGAAATCTACGAGTTCTGTGGCTCTGAAGAAGGTCGCACCTACACGCTGTATGTCGGGGTTGAACCCGTCTACGGCGAGTGGATTCTCACGACGGAAGGGAATCCTGTCGCGCTGAATGACCTTGAAGAGGATGGTAGCAAATGGGCAGAAGAGACCATCGCTAAAATCGAAGCGATTATCGGCGACCCCAGAACCCCTTGGAAGGAATGCAACGAAAGCGACACCGAGTATATCGACGATACGCTGGAGATGTGGGGTGTGGGGGATTAAATGAGACGTTGCGAGACATGTGGGAAACCATTATCCGGGCAGCAGGAGTACTTCTGCTGCCCGAAATGTGCTGTTGAGATGAAAAAGAGAGAGTCGAAAGAAGCAAATGCCTTATTAGGGAAAGGGTATTTTAATATACACGAAACAATAAAGGAGAAGGTCTGCGAGGATTGCGGCGCAAAATATATGGGTTATCCGCGCTCAAAGCGTTGTCCGACTTGCAACATAGCGGCAAAGAAGAAAAGGAAAAAAGAGTATGAAGAACGAAAGAAAAATGGGAAAAGTCGTGTAATCGGTGGAACTGCCTACTGTGAGATTTGCGGGAAACCGTATATTATAAACAGTGGAAAGCAAGTAATGTGTCCAGCTTGTGCGGCAGAGCAAACGCGCAAGCGCGCGCTGGATTACTATAAAAAAAACGCGGAGAAGACAAATCAGAGGCGGAAAGAATCGCGTGGTGAGACGCAAAAGAAGATGGCGGAAATACGCGTTCGTTTATGCCCAACTTGCGGGAAGATATTTACGCCAAATAAAGCGCACAGAGTATATTGTTCCGATGCTTGCGCGGATGCAAAGGCACTTAAAGCCTCTAATCTGCCAGCAAAGAAGCAACACGGTTCGCTTGAGAAGCCGAGAAAGTATCGAAAAGAGAAAACAGAAGCAAGCAAGGCGCGAATTGCAGCAGGATTTACCGTTGCACGGCTATCGGAAATCGTGCATTTATCCGAAAGAACAATACGAAATTACGAAAATGGGAAGAAGGTTTCTGACGAAAGTCGTGCGGCAATAGACGAGGTATTAAAAATAAACAAAAAATAGCATCCTGCAATAAAGTTAATACAAGGAGAACACCATGCCGGAAAAGCAAAAGGAGCATCTTATTTCGCAATCGGCAGTTCTGTCCATGGGCTTCACAAAGTCCATGATAGACAAGCTGCTGCCGCCGCCTATCCTTAAGCGGAATCCACATTATGCGTCCTCCGCGCCCATGAAGCTGTGGCGCGAGGATGATGTGCGTTCCGTCATGGGGGCGCAGGAGTTCCAGACGATGGCGGCAAAAGCAGCCGCACGGAAAGCAGCGTCCGCAAAAGCCGTCGAAACGAAACGCAAGAATGCCGAAGCCATTGCCGATGACCTCATTGCTTCCATCCACGTTACGCGCTGGGATATGCCCGTTCTGGAAGAGGCGACGCTGAACGCAAAGCAAGAATGGTTTCTCGAACACGGCAATGTGGATATGGCGCCCCCAAACACCGAGACGCTGGAACGCTGGATGGTTAATTTCGTCCGTCATAACCTTTGCGAGTACGACGACAAATTGGTTGACCTTTTCGGGCTTGTCGGCAAGGAAGAGCTGTACCATCGCCTAAAAAGCGAAACCCTTGCGAAAATCGCAGGGGTGTATCCAGAACTTGACGTTGAGTGCAAGCGTCAGGCGCAAGAATAGTGCACAACAAAAAAAAGACCGGGACATTACGTCCCGGCTTTCTTTATATTCCTTTTGGGTAAAATCTCGGAGTATTTCTGCGCTTCGTCGTACTTGGTTTTCAGCGTGTGTATAATATAGTCAATCTTGCGAATGCTCATATTGTACTGCATTGATTGCTTTGTTCGTGTCCAGCCTTTTGCCCGCGACCTGATAATCAGCTCTTCTTCATCGGACAAACAGGCTTCATCCACAAAAGCATCTACAACCGCTTTTGTCCATACGACTTCGCGGCTCATGCGTTACTCCTTCGGTTTATCCTTGCCATCCGCGACCGCAGCTGCGTCCGTCATGCCCTCGCCGATGATGTAGGCGATGACCGTAGCACCCGCCATGATGATGCTGCCGACCTGCGTTGCGGTTTCATCCGCCACGCCGAACGCCATAGTCAACATGGTCACAAAGGATACAACTGCCGCCCAGAACTTGCGGCTCGTCAGTTTGCGCTTCAAATTTTCGCTCATTTTGCATTTCCTCCCTTTAGGGCGTTTCCCCTCAACCAATTATCAATTTCCCTGCTTGCCGCCGTCATTTCGTCGGCGTTGCCGTTGTGTAACTCATGCTCCAAAAGTGCCTGTACTCCGGCGCACGTTACCATCAGTCCGTCACGCAGGCCGCCGATGAGCTCTTCGTGCCCATCAAGGCGGCGCTTGTCTGTGTCCAGCTTGCGATTGATGTCTGATACGCTGGATGCCAGCGCGTTTGTTGGCTGCTCCTGTCTCTTGCGTTCATCACGCGCATTTTTTCGCGCGGTATAAAATGTATTGTATGCTCCCAGCAGAACGAGAATCACGCCCAGCGCCAGAATCAGTTTATCAGCGGTGAGGTTTTCCATGTTAGCCGACACCACCTTCCAGCGCTGTGACGCGGGCTTCCAACTTTTCGACGCGTTCCACAAGCTCGTCAAGCGTGGGTGTTTCCGTTTTGGAAATACCCACATCGACAAACTCCGCCATCATGTAGCCCTGATTCGTCTCCGTCTCGACGTGAAGCCATCCGCCACTATTCCCGATGACGTTGACAGAAGTGCCGATTTTAACTTTTTCCAGTACCTTTGCGGATTTGCTCGGCTCTGCGCGAAGATTGACCGTGCTGCCGCTCTGCGCTGTCACACGTCCGACGCAAATAACATCGTTGCTATCATCCACCATTGGTGTATCCTCCTTGTATTCGACCTTTTTGAGGTATCCTGCACACGTCCACGATTTGACGGGTGAAGCGACGAAGCCTGTTGCGCTGCTCTGCGCATTGAGAACCTTGCCGTCCTCACCCATCAGCCCGATGTGGTAAAAATCCCTCAAATCGCCGTTGTAGTATTTTCCGCCCTGCTTGTAGCCAGACGGCAAGGCATACCGCGAATTACCCGGATTCCGGCACTTAAAAACAGCCATTCCTGGCTTTGCGGCAGAAATCGGGACAAGCTCAACAATTTCCGTCCGCGCAATTCGGTTGCTGCCGTGGTAGATGTGCTGTCCGTGCTGACGGTATGACCACACAAACGCGCCGGAGCAGTCAACGTTCCCCGCCTCCGCTGCACCAGCCGTATACTTCCAGTGCTCGTCAAGCATCCGCTGGAAGTCGCCCAGAATGGCGGATACTGCGATTTTGGGCATGATGACACCTCCTCAAACTTGGTACTAACTTGGTACTAACTTGGTACTAACTTGCAACTTGCGTGCAACTTAAAAATGCCGAAAAATCGGCATTTGCGAAACGCTGAGCAGCAAGATTGCAACTTAATTGCAACTTAGATTGTGTTTTCTCCACCATTTTCCGCCGCGTCCAGCGAATCATAGTACGCCTGCGCCAGCTTCTCGACTTCCGCGATGTCGTCCTCCGTCAGCAGCCCGTTGTCGAGGTGCGTGTACGCCTTATCGAGCCAAAATGCCACATCGCGCCCCGCGGAAATCTCGCGCTTGATTGCGCGCAGCGTCAAATCGTGCCGAGCTTTGCTGTTAATTGCCATAAAGATACCTCCTTAATTTTGCGTCATGGATGCAATCGCATCCTCAAGATTTTTGATTACAATGGTCACGTCGCGCTGATACGTTGCCGTCGCGCCAGCGCCGCCGCTCACGCTGATAACGGTCGTCGGGGCATAGGTGGTCAGCGCCTTGTACGCGCTGATTTCAGCGGCGGAAAGAGCGGTTTCGACGGGTGTTGCAAGCGACGTCCAAACATACACCTCTTTCGCGTCGAGGAATGCTTTGAATTCATCAAGTGTTGATGTCCCTTTTTGCGCATAGGCAAAGCCGATGAGGTTGTTTTGGTTTGCGATAGCGCCGCCGACAACTTCCGAACCTACGGTGGTGGAAAAGTGCGTACAAAGAATATTTGTCGCAGAAGTGCCAGCGAACCAAGCAAAGTATCTATCAACCTTTTGTCCGGACGTCTGCCAGTTGAGCGAAGACGTCACCTTGATTTTGGTGATGCGCTGCACGCGCACCCCGCGCGCCAAGTCCACCTCATCGCAGACCCACTGCTGCCCGTTTTCATCCGTGTAGTTTCCGCCGGATGTGACCGGGATGCCCGGAAGCGCGTTCGGCGTTTGCAGCGTCAGCGTCTGCGAATCATTCGCGCCGTCCGACACCGTGACCACAACCGTTCCGCCGTCACCCGCGCTGACAATCGGCACGGGCGCAGTCGGGAGCGGCGTGCCGTCCTGCGTGCTTTTGCCGCAGATGCGCAGTCCGACAAAAGGCGCGGCGAAAGAATCCGTCGCAGTAATCGACGAGCCGGACACACTGCCAGATAAAACATTCGCGCGCGCGGAAAGCGTGTTGGCGGTATTCGTAACCGCGCGGATAGCATCGCCCGCAGCCTTTGCGTCCGCAGCGCGGTTCTCAAGCGTCAGCGTCTTGTCTGTCACCAGCGCCGTTGGAATCCCGCCATTCGGACCAACGCCATAAAGCGCCTGAATCACACCAATCGTGCTTGCGTCAACCATTCGTGCCACCTCCCAGCTTCACCCACGCACCCTGCGCGTTCTTCTGCCACATCGCCCCGAATCCGGCGGTGTACGCCAGACTGCCGATGCTTCCGGACTTCCCCGGCTCTGTGCCATTGGAGATGTCGGCGGCGTTATCCAACATCCACTCAACATAGTCCGTGTGGATAGTCTCGCCGTTATTCCTGCGGATTAGATTCCACGCCATTTTGTGCCGCCTCCTTAATTGTGATGATGATACTATCCGATTCCAGCCCGACGTTGCTGCTCGCGTCAACCGCCTGAAATGCAACAATCCGCGTTCCGCTCCCGGTAGATTGAAACTGCTTTGTAAACGTTATCGTTTCCTGCTGAACGTCATAAATTCGTTCGTTTACTGTGCCGTCCACAAGGAAACGGATTGATGCCGCGTTCTTCTGCGTCACCGTGAACGTCACGCTTTCTCCGACGGCGATTGTCGTTTTGTCCGCCTCAACGCTGATGATTTGCGGGCGCTGTGCCTCAAGCGCTGATACATCGTCCTTCCACGCTGCGTATAGCTTGTTATAATTTTGCGCGGCGGTGTTGGAGCGATATGCCGCCATTTGCAGCAGTTCCAGCAGCAACAATTTTTCCTCGTCCGTGATATACTTCCCAAGAAACTGCTGCGCTGCGGATGTTGCACTTTCTGCAGCTGCATTCGCGCTTGCAGCTGCGTTTTTGCAGTCTTCCACCTTTGCAAGCACCGTTGTGATGTCCGGTATGACGTTCTCCGGGTCGCACACCGTCCCGGTTGCCCCCGCCGCAACACGTCCATCAAGCCACAAGATAGCCGTCGTGTCCTCGCCGACCGTCGCCGTGACCATCAGGCGGAAACGCCCAACAACAGCGTAACAAGCAGCGGAAAGCGTCACGGATGCCACGCCGTCGTTGACCGCGCCTTGCAAAAGAATCGTCGGGTTATCGTCCGTGCTTGCGACGCTATCCAGCCTGATAAAGCTGCCGACAATCGTTGCGCCCGAATCCATGCTGTACGGCGCGCCGTCCTTCTCAAACGCGATTTTCAGTGTGTGGGCGTTTGCTTCGCCTTGCACGAGCGCCGCTTTGAGCGGTGTCATCCGCAACCCGGCAGACAAGTTGCAAGTATAATTTAACTCATTCATGCGTCCTCCTTATTCCGTTCCTGCTGAAATAAGCCCACTCTTGCCGCCCAGCGCCTCGATGATGCCGCTGACGCTCTTGCCCTCCGTTGACATGGTGACTTGCACCTTTTGCGGCTCAAGCAGCACATTGTCCGCGTTGAGTGTGAGAATGCGCTCATCATAGCAGCGCCCGAATTTAGGCATTGCAACCCGGCAGATGCTCCCCAGCCGGAAATGGTCGTATGGGAATCCTGTTATGGCGGAAAGCTCCACAAGGGAAACGTCGATGGAAATTGGCGGGGTTTTCTTTTTCGCCAGTTCCTTCTTTGCGTTTTCCAGCAGCGTCTCCTTGTCCGTGATGCTGTTATCCGAGTACTTGCCGCACACGATGCCCCACTCGTTGATGGTGTCCGCGTCGATGTAGTCCTTGCCATCGTTTACCGTGCCAACGGTGATGCCGTTTTTGCCGTATGCGTACATACGGGTCACAAGGTCGTCGCGGTCGGTACTGACCGTTGCGCTTGTTAGCGCGCCGTTAAAACGCGCTTCGCAAGAGACTGTATTTGGCATATTAACGAGGTTGAGCGTCCACGGATGGGTGGAAAAGTCGTACTGCCACATCATTTCTGCGGGCGACAAGTTCTTGACGTTGTTGATTGCTGTCCAGATGTTCGTTCCCGCGTCAAAGTCGTATGTGAGGTGTTGCGATAACTCGCACGTTCCCATCTGCCAGCGTGTTTCCGGCTGGTATGTCAGAAGCTGTGCCAGCACGTCAACCGCGTCAACGGATGCACTGCCTATTTTTAGCTGCTCCGGAAGAAGCCCGTCCATCAGCGTGGAAATAGCGTGGTCGAGGTTGATTTCCTGTGTTGCGTAATTTCTGTATGTCTGCGTGTCCGAGCGCAAGCGGAAGATGCCGACGCTTCCGCCGATGTGGTACAGTTCCACAAACTGCGTTGCATCCATCCATGTGCCATCTACAAGCGTCATGCTCGCGGTGGAAATATCGTCAATTGTCAGCGACAAAGACAGCGACGACGGGCGCAAGCGCTTGATTTCTCGCAGATTTTTGTCCAGCAGACGCGGCAAACGGACATTGTTGGTGTATGCCTTGCTTGCGTCCGGGTCGGGGATGATACCTGAAACATAGTCGATTGTGAGGTAGATATCGCTAACGTCTACGTTAAAAGTCCGTTCCTTTGTATCCATGTAAACTCTATCCCAAAGCTGGAAAGATAGCGTTACAGTAAGCGACGCAGTGCTTGCGCCATCAGGAAGCGTCACCGTTGCAAATCCGGCTTCGTCAACGTGGATGTCGTTCACGTCCTGTTTCCGCTGATTTCCCCAAGAGTCGCGCTTGAAGTCTGCGTGCACTCGTGCGGATGTAATCACTGCATCAGCCGGGAGCACAACCGGGAACGTGACCTTCGCTCTCCCTATTGTTGGATATCCTTTCTCCATTTTCCAACCGTTCGGGTCGTCTTTATCGTAATTGATAACAAGGAAACACTTTGTTTTTGACGTTAGGGTTACTTCCTGCGGTGTGCCATATGCTTTGTAGTTAATATTTTCGCCCCCTCGCCGTAACCGTCAGCGACAAAAGCCCGTCGCCGCTAAACGACACCTTGTTGATTCCGGGCTTTAGCGTGATTTCGTCGGCAGACTGTCCGTTTCGGTTGCCCATTGCGGATTGCCCTGCCGCCGTGATTTGCTGGATTCCGTTATCGTCGTGTTTTATGCGGATTTCCTCGCCCGTTTTCACACTAATATTCGTCAGCACGATTTTTTCGCTGCCGCAACTGATTGCAACGTTTGTCAGCGTGTCGATTGCTACAAAAACGGCTTCCAGCGGGCAAGGCATTTCCCCGCGGTTGAAAACCGTCAGGATGCCACTTTTGCTTGCTTCAACTGTTTCCATTTTGGAAACAGTTGCTTCCTCCCACCATGGACGCTGATATGCCGTCAACTTGATTTCCAGCGTGTCCGTCCACTTAAGCGCGGAAATACTCGCCGCCTCGATGCTGTCGATGTATAACCGCTGTTCCGGGCGGTATGACGTGTGCAGGTACTGTCCACCGCTGCCCCAGCGCATGATTTTACCGAGGACAAGCTGCCTGTGGATGGTGTTTGCTTCGTGGATTTCCACGGCGATTGTTACCGTGATGGACTGCCGAAGCTGCCCGGTGAGGTACATTCCCCCACCGGGGCGTGCTTCGGTTGTTACTGCTTCCTTCGGCGCATCCTCCGAAATGTCGATGATGATGATGGACGGGTCGATGTCTTCCAGCGCTTCTTCTCCCATCCACGCGCGGTATCGCGTTACCATTTATCGCGCCACCTCCATCAGATTCCCACGGATGCCCCTGCCTATTATTTTGTTGACGATAGGCGCAACCGCCGTTGCGACGGTTTTGCCGTCCACGCTGAATGTATTATTGATGGTTGTTGGCGGAAGCCCAGAAACAGCGTTCGCAATTTCGCCCGGGTTTGTTACTTGCACAAAAAGAACGCCGTCGCTATTGCTAAAAATGTTGGGTGCGCTGTTGTTTTTCAGGCTTTCCTTGTAGTTCTCCATCATTTCTCCAAGCGCATTGAAAATAGACTGCGTTACAAAATCTTCCTGTGTCGTTCTACTTTCGATTTCTTTTGCTGCGTCAATGGCGCTTTCGATGGCGGAGAAAACATTGCCGCCCGTTGTTTTTTCTTGCTGTTCGCTCGAAGGTGCGCCGATGTATGTATTCGGCACAAATTTAGGGTGCGCTGCGTTGGCAATAATCGTGTCCATCATATATAGTGGCGGCATATCTTTTGTTGCTCGATTATTCCACTGCTCCGCTTCTTCGGCTTCCCGTTGACGCTGGTTCTCCTCCATGCGCTGCTCCAAGATGTCAACGATGTCGTTCATATCCTGCGTCTTCATCTCGACGAGCCGATTCCACCGCTGCGCGCGGGCTTTGATGTCGTCGGGCATTAGCCCATCTTCAATCATGTCCGCATAACCGCTTCGCGCTCTTGCCTTTATCGCATGTAGCGCTTTTGCTTCGTCTTTATTAAAGGCGTTTTTATCTTTTGCAACGTCGGCGAACAGGTCAGCATAGCCAGCACGCGCCCCACCATAGTCATGAACCCACGGTTTATTTTTTATTTTATAATCAATCTGCTTGAACCCCAACTGTTCGAGAAGCGCGTTTATGCCGGGAATTTCTGCTTCCAGCGTCTTGCGCATTTTGTCAATGCCAGCTAATAACGAGTTATTATTTTCCGCCATGTATGCCGCGATTTCGTCCTTTTGCTCAAACGCTTCGAGCGACTTTTGCACGGTTGCCAGCATCGCCTGATACGTCTCATCGTCCGCCAGCGCCAGCCGCGTTTTGGTTTCCGCCATCGCGTTTTCTTCGTCGCGGGCGCGCTGGTAGTCTGCATTTAGCTGCTTGATTTCTTCCGGCGTTAGGTTCAGCAGACGCGAAAGGTACGCATCGTTATCGCGGGAGTATGTAGTAAGCCCTGACAAGATGCCAACGTCAACGCCAGACGCTTCGGCTTGCTGCAAAGCATCATTGTAGGCGTGTAGCGCATCCGCATTCGTCCCGTACCAACTAAGCACGTTTTCCTTGCTGTAATCGGTATCGAGGAGCTTCTTCATTTCTTCCTGCGTGTGCGTTACCATGTAGCCCATGCCCGACGCAACGCCCTTGTAAGCTTCCTGCGCCTTTTTCAGCGTGTCCGCGCGGTAGGTATCCACGTCTTTCAGCGCGGTTTTAAGGTCGTCAAGGGCTTTCTTCTCTGCGTCAACGGCGGCTTTGAAGTCGGAATTTAGTTTTGCCTTGCGCCCTTCCGGGCTATTTACATATTCCTCCCGGCTTTTCTTTACATCGTCCAGTGCGACTGCTGCTGCTTCGGCTTGCGGAACAAGCTCTGCAAGTTCTTCCTTTTCGCTTTCAAGCTCCGCTTTTTCCTGTTCAAGCGGGTCTTTCGCGGCGTTCTGTGCGTTTCTAAAAAGGTCGAAATAGTAAATTTGCTCAGCGTTCAGCCCTGTGACAAGTCCTCCCAGATTGGCGTGCGGATTTGCGGTGGTGCCGGTTGCATAGGCATAACTTCGCACATCGCTTGCTGGCATATTGCGAGCCGTTTGGTAGTCAGGCTCGTAGCCATATCGTTGTGCGTATGTGCGCCATGCGTCTTCTACGCGCTTGTCGTATAGTTTTTGTAGTTCGTCGCTGCTTTGAATGAGCAATTCCCTTTTGGCAATATCCGCTTCTTTCTCCGCGATTTGCGTCTGCAAATCATCATATCTTTTCTGCGCATCGGATTCCGCTTGTTCGTAGCTGTTGTATTTCGTTACTCCATGCAATGTGTCAACGTAATTCTGTATGGCTTCATCGTTGCCGATGATTGCATCCGTTGTAAGGTCGACGTACTGTGACAAACCCGGCATAACGTCTTTCAAGGCTTCCAGCGCGGCGCGCCATTCCTCCGTGGATTTTACTGCGTCGCCGCTCTCATCCTCTATACTCCGCATGGAATCAACGATTGTGAGCGAGCGCTGGTATGCAACTTCTGCATCAAACAGCGATTCGTCGCGTTCGGAATAGATTTTCTCGATTGCCGTTTGCTGGTATGACTTATCCGACAGCACGTTGTTGAGCAGCGAAATCGCGGGCGTTACAACGCCTAGCAGACCCTTGCCGAACTCCGTCTTGATGCGGTCGAGGTTCGTTTGCAGCTTGCGCATCTCATTCGAGAAGCTGTCCCCGGTTCGCGCAAAGTCACCCTGAGCGTCCTTTGTGGCTTCCAGCAGATATTGATAGCGCAGCGTCGCCTGTTCCGCCTGCGACATCTTATCAAACGCCTTGTTCATGCCCTTTTCGAGGGCAAAGGCGTTTAGGTTTGCAACGGACATATTGATGCCCAAAGATTTTACATTTATACCCTCGGTTTCCCGATATTTGGTAGGGGATTAGACTATCTCTTCGCCCTTTCGGGGGGCGGCTGGCACTTCGCGTCGTGCTAATCTCGACGCTACAATTAGTCGTTACACCTTCCGTCCGTGACGGCTTGGCACGGTATTGTCGTGCTTGCAATTGGCAAGTTTAGAGTTTTACCGTTAGCGCATTTTCATGCACACCGCTTTTGCTTGCGTTCACCAGCAGTTTCAAAACGGATTCCTCCGTTAAGCCGCTAAAATCAACGGTTCTGTTTCCCCGGAGATGCCGGAGCGGATTTTTTCAAATGCCGCGTCGTGGTCGAGGTTATAGAACGACGCCATATCCGCCGCCAGCCCCGCCATATCCGTAGACATTTGGAGAACTTGGTCATCCGCGATGCCCATCGACTTGAGCATAGCGCCCAGCGTGGACGAATACTGTTTCGCCTTGGTTTCCGTGATGCCGTAGGCGTTCAGAGCCTCCTGCGCCCACTTGTTAATGGTGGACGCGGAATCCTCAAACGTCACATCAACAACGTTCTGCGTCTCCGTAAGGTCGGACGCAAGTTCGATTGATTCGCTGATTGAACCTGTGACGCCGTCGATAACGGTATTGACGCCATTCACAAACATATTTCCGAGGAACTGTCCGCTTGCAATTTCGCCGACGATGCCGATGCGTTTTAGAAGCCCAGTGATGCTGTTTTTGGAATCGTCCCCCGAATCCTCTGCGGCTTCCTGCAAGGACTGGATTTGCTGCTGCAAACGCTTGATTTCTTCCGTCGCCTGCGTGGACTGCTGCTGCGCTTGCTGCAATTCCGTCCGAAAACGTCCGCCGTCAAACGTCGGATGAATAGCAAGGCTGTTGAGCTCTTGTTGAAACTGCTCCATTTCCTGCCGGATTTTGTTCAGCTCTTGCGTGTATCCGCTTGTATCAATCTTAAAACTTGCGTACAACTCAAATGCTTCCGCCATCTTCTGCACCTCCCCTCGCCATTAGTCCGTTTATAATGTCGTCGCAGATTTCCTCTGCTGTTTTTTGCTTTGTTTCGTGCTTCTCTTCGCCGAAAACGTCGCTGTATGATGGAATTTCCAGATTCGCTCCGCCAAACGACGAAATAGCAAGCACCGTCATCCACGCCATATTAGCCATGTAGCAGCGTTTTGCTTCCTCCTGCGTTTCGTGCGCCAGAAGCACCCCCATCGCGTGAACGTTTTGCGGGCGGTACTTGTACAGCACAGGGATTACATGATGCACCCCAGACGAAGCGCAAAGGTAAAAAAAGCAAACAGCGAATCGAGCGTGTCCTTGTCCATCATGGCAGCGGTTTCCGTGAAGTCCATTTCTGCGACTTCCTCCGCCGTCTTGCCGTGCATCGCGCCGAGAATGCCCATTGTTTCCTTGGGGTGCTTGGCGTACAAAATCGGTAGCATCTTCATCAGGATGTCGCGTCCGACAACGTCGCCCTTGCTCTTTTCTTCCACGAAAGCTTTCATTTCCTTGCTGTTTACCAGCTTATCGATGTACGGAATGGCGTTCGCCATCTGCTCGAATGCGGTTGCGGTATTCATGCGTTTTCCTCCTCAAAATTCACGAAAGTGCGGCAGGGCGCGAACCCTGCCGCGTGTTGTTAGGCGGCGGGGTCGAAGAAAATGACCTCACAAGGCGCATATCCGTCGGTTTCCAGCCCGTCCTGATGCGCGGTAAACTCCACCGGAATAGTGCCCTCGCCCTTGTCCGTCCACGTCAGCGTTGCGCCCGCCGTGTTCAGCGCGTTTTTGATGGCAATCAGCACATAGCCCTTCGAGGTGTCGCCCACCCAGACAAGGCTATCAATATAATCCGCATCCTTGATGTCGGTGCGAATCTTGATGGTGTGCTTCTTCTCCGTGTCCGTTACGTCGGCAGTGCCGAAAGAACGCTTAAGGTTGGTGGCGTTGATTTCCAGCAGGGTAGTCGTCAGCTTGATAGTCCAGCCATCGTTGACGCTGCTGCCTTTCCATTCCTCGCGCTTGCCGTCCGCCTCGATGCTGCGCGTGTTGGGCGTGCAGACGAACGTGCCGCCGCCGCGCGTTGCGCCAATCAGCGCAGAGCCGCTTGTCTTTTCGCGCTCCGTTTTCAGCAGCGCGCCCAGCGTCGCCGCGTCCGTGGCGGTGGAATAGTCAAAATTGGCGAGAAACATCCCGGCATTGAGCTGCAGATTTTCAAAGGTGCTTGCCCGAAGACCAGTCGTCATTTTTTTACCTCCTGTTAGGTGTAGTAAGTCACGATTTCGTAGTAAATCCGCCCGTAACAGACGCTTTTGAGCGTCGTGTCCACTTCAAGGCGGAAAAAGTTGCTATTGTTACGGTACAGGGTGATAAAGCCATCGTCGCAATAAATTGCTGTCCCCTCCGGCGGAATAGCGCGGCGAACCTCGTCAAGGATTGCGGCGCGCTGCAAGTTGACGTTGCTGCCGTTTTCCGCCTGACAGCACAGCGTGCAAATCATTGTAGATTTTCCGAATGTGTCTCCCTCTTGCACCTGAAACGCAAAATAGGGAAAAGACGCTTCCTCCGGCACTGCATCCTCAACATACGCGGGAATTGGCTTGCCCTCGTAGATGAAACTGTTCCAAAACTTGTATAGTTTCCGCTGCAAGTCAATCATGCCGTCACCACCTCCGCGTCCGCCTCTCGGAAGTGCATATCGCTCTGCTTGGGCGTTGTCATGTCCCGCGCATCGGACGTGATGCGGAAAACCTTGCCGTCGGACAGGCGCTTTACTCGGTCATTTGGCGCAAGCTCCAGCAAGTCAGAAAAGACGATTGTGAAAATCTCGCGGATGCCGTTTTGATACGCGATTTTCGCCTCCGTGGTGCTTTCGCGGACAAAACAAGCCTTGATAGACGCTCCATCTGTCCACGACACAGTCACGCCGCCCATGCCGTCGGATTCCGTGCGTTTGTCAACAATGCAAGCATCCTCGCCAAAGTCAATCCACGCCATCAGCCCACCTCCGTGTACATGTGCCTATACGGTCGCAGCTTGTCCGCGAATGCCGCTTGCCACGTCACAACGCCATTGCTGCCAGTCGCCCGCGAATAGCTGTAATGACCGAACGATTCCGACGTATAAGCCCCCGTCGGGTTTTTCTTCTCGTACTCCGCGCATTCTTTTGCAATCTCGATAAACGGGCGCGGCGGGTACAGAAACCACAACGTGCCGTCGAAAGTTTCCTCTCCGTCCGCGTCCTCCATTGCGCCAGAAACAAGGCTGTGAACGCCGTCGTTCCGCGCGCTGCCGCTGATGTACACATACGGCGAACCTACATCAGGGACGATTTTCCCGCCCGCGATGCGAATCTCACCCGCGTACTTGCAGCGCTCAAAAAAGTTGTTACACTCGCGCATTGCCATTTCCAGCGTCACAGCCATGTTCCCACCTCCATTAGGTCGCCGCCGTCACCGTCGCGCTGCCGGAGCGAATCACGCGGTAGTCGCTGGTGCATTCCGCAACCGTCACCTTCTGCCCGGTTGCAATCGCAAGGTCAGACGTGCCGTCCCAGTTGCTCCAAGTGCGCACATTCTGCCCATAGGTTGCAGTCGGCGCGGTCGTGCCAGCCTTCACCTTGTACAGGTTGGAGCTGGATTCCTTCGCGGGGCTGACAGTCAGCGTCGTGTTGCCCTTGCCTGTGCCAGCGGCAGAGGAAACCGTCAACTGTCCCGTCGCCGCGTCCGTGATGGTTGCAATCCAGATGCTCTGCGGATTAAAGATAACCGGCATAAACAAGCCGGATGCCCGCGTCCACAGAACAACGGGGTCATTCTCCACCCACTGCGACACCATCACATAGCGGTGCTGACCGGACTGGTTGACGTTAAGCCCGGTGTTCGCGGTGTTGACCGTTTCTTCCGGGGTCTGTCCCCACAGGCCCGCGCCGATGCGCGTCATGGCGCTGCCAGTGCCGAGGAACGTCATCTTGTTCTGCGGGAAATAGCGCTTCGTGGTGCGAATCGGTCGCCCGTCCGCGCCGATGCCGCCATCAATGGCGTACTGCAAATCGTTAGTGATAACGCGGTTGATGCCGTACTCCGTGGAAAGGAACGTATCCAGCGCGGCGTTGCTCACATATGCGCCCTCGCTCAACGTGCCGTTGATGCGCTTCTGGATTGCACGGTTTGCCCGCATCTGATTCCGCACTTTGCGACTTGTAACGATGGTGTCAACCGTTGTTCCCGCTTCCTGCGCGGTGTCAGACACAAACTGAATCTGCGCCGGGATGTCCGCGTCCTCGCTGAAATCGAACGTGAATCCCGTCTGTTCCGGCTTCACGCCGTAGTCGATGGTCAGGTCGAGGTCGTTCTCCTTGATGGTCATTTTGCCAGTCGCCAGAACCTCGTTCTTGGCAACCTTGGTGCGCGTCACAACTTGGTCGGCAAGCATGATGCCGTCACGGATAACGTAGTCGTACATTGCGTCATTCTGCACGCCGGAACGCAGCAGCGCACGCATACGCTCGGACTGGTTAATTTTTACCTTAATCAGTCCTTTCTCGATGCTGTGCGTGTCAACGGGAATACGGGTGGCGATGTTCGTCCGGCTATCGAAGCTGTGGAAGTCCGCCATCACGGGAAGCTGGTACTGGTTGGCAATCTCCTGCCACTTAGCCACAAGGTTCTCGCTGTATTCGTCGGGGAACAGCGCATCAACCGGGTCGTTCGGGCGGCTGACGTTAAACCCAACGTCCAGCCACTCCTCCTTGGGGATAAGACCGAAAATATTGTTCTCAAAAGACGGAATCTGCATAGTATTCTCCTTTCGTTAGTACGGGCGCACCGTCGTAGCTTCGGCGGCGATGAAGTAGAAGCCCTTTGCCGTCAGCGCACTCTTGGCGGTGCTGTTGATTTTGGCGGGGAGACGGCTCTCGTAAACCGTGCCGCGCGTTACGACGCTGCCGGGCATATCGCCGCTGGTAACGTCCACGTCCTCGTACACGATGCCGACGGCAGTGCCGTCATTCGCGGGGTAAACAGTCCCCATCTTGACGTACTTCGCGCCGTTTTCGGCGTTGGTGGCGCCTGACTGCTTAATCTGCTTGGTTTCGCGGATTGCGTCTTCCGCGTTCTCAAGAAAATAACCAGGCTGGTAAACAGTCCCGGTTGCCTTGCTGGTAAAGCTCATTTATTTGCTCCTTCCGGCGCAACTGCGCCATACATATCTTGCGCGTACTTCGCCGCCAGTGCTGCGGCGCGTCCGCTGCCGTGCGTGGCATTGCCGCCGCTCGGCGGGGTTGTGGTAGGTGTACCCTGCTGCTGCTGCGTGGAGAAAAGGTCGCCATACTCGCCCTTGAGCGCGTCAATCAGCTTGTCGCCGTCCTTGATTGCGCCCTTGTCATCGAGTTCGATGCCGTCCAGTCCGCGCTTTGCCATCACAAGGTCGGCAAGTTTTTCCTGCATCCCCTTGCTTGTCAGCAGCTTTCTTGCGGCGGTTGTCAACGTCGCGGTTTTTTTCTCCGTTTCCACCTGCTGCTTGTAGGCGTCGAACGCCTCCTGAATCTTCTGCGCGTCGCCGTCGCTCTTCTTCGCGTCGGCAAGCTGCTGCTTGAGCGTGTCGCGCTCCGTGGTCAGCGTCGCAATCTGCTTCGCCTCTTCCGCGTACTTGTCACGCTCCGCCTTGATGTCGTTGATTGCGTCGCTGTGAGCTTCCACAATCGCGTCAATCGCTTCATCAGGCACATTCAGGGCTTTCAGGTTCTTCCGGGTGAGGATGTTCATGATTCAATCTCCTTTGCTTCGGGGCGCGATGCTTTGCGCCTTTGATTGTTTGCGGGTAGGCGGTGCTTTGCCTTTCCGCATATATGCAAACAGCGCACGGCGGTTCTTTGCCATGCGCTGATATTGCTGTAATTAGTCCATATTCTGCTTGATTGTGTCTGCCATAATGTCCACAAGGCGTTCCGCGTTTGCGGAATCTGCGAACGTGTCCGTCATAAACGGTCTTCCGGGGGTGTATCCTCCCGGCATGACGCGGAACTCGCCTTTGTCGCCCAGTTTAGGGAAGAAAACAGCGTGTCCGGCGTGTCCATCGTGTACATAATGCGCGTACTCGACGTTTGTGCCGATTGTCACGCTGTTGTTATCGGGGTCGATGTCGGCGGTGATGCTTCTCGCCAGATTGCCAGTGTCGTAGACCTTATGCTCATAGCCTGTCACCATCTTCTCGCGTACCATGCCGACAGCTTCTTGCCCAACAGCCAAAAGCCCGATTTCCATCGCGCGTTTCAGCTTCTCGTTGATTTCCTGCGTGTGGTCTACGAACCCGCTCATTCCTTTTCCTTCTTTCGGATGTTTCCATCTGCGTCTACATACTCGGTGGACAGGATGACTTTCGGTATAATCATGCAGTAGCAATTGATTGTTTCCGCTGCGCTGCCGTTCGGGTCGCCCGGAAAGCGAATGTTGCTGTTCGGAAAACACTCGCCTTGCTTCGCCATCTTGCCATGTCGCGCCATGTGCGCCTCGCGGCTATTCTGGAATCGGCAGAACCACTTGTTGTAAACCGTTACGCCTTGGTCTGCGGCTTCTTGCGACGCGGCGTAACTCGCTTGACTTTGTGAGCGCGTCCGCTCTGTCTGCGCTACTCTCCGCGCTTGCCACTCGCTCTGTCCTGTGATGTCGCTGATGCGGTTCATCAGCTTCTTCCGGTCCTCGCCCAGCGTAGATGAAAGCGCCAGCGCATTTTGCAACTTGTGGCGAATTTCGATGTTCTGTCCAAGATTTTTGTATGCCAGCTTCGTGAATGCTGTTTCGTTAGCGGCAAAAATCGCCTTGATTTCGCGTTTGTTCGGTTGCGCGAACGACACCTTGACACCCGCGCGGTCTGCTTGCGCCTCGATGACGGTTTGCGCCTCGCCTAAGCTGTCGGCGTACACGTCGCCCATCGTGTTCCGGATGTCGTCGGTTGCCCGTTTCCCTGCCTTGCAGATTTCCTCCATGATGACTTCTTCCACTCGGTATTGGCGGATAAGTTCGCGGACAAAACCCGCTTTCCACCGCTCTACCTTTTCCGGCGTGTCGTAGTACGCGGGCGGCTTTATCTTGCCTTCGTCCACTTGTTGCTTTTTGCGCAAGAAGTCTTTCAGGCGCTCCGTGGCGATGTCAAGCGCCTCTTGGTACATCGCCTTTATGCGCATTTGCAGCGCGGCTTCGCGCAAATCGTTGCGCTCCACGTCCGTCACGGCTTGCCCGTCTCCCCAGCGTCAAAAAATGCAAGCAGGATGCGCAAGACAAGTCGAACCGCTACAATCCACCAGCCGATGCACAAGAGCCAGTCCGGAACGATGACGTTATTCGCCGCCAGCACTTGAAGAATCACCATCAGATACAGCATCTTCTTCCTCCTCGCCTGTCTTCTGCATCGCCTGTTGCGCCATGCGGATGCCCAAAAGCGATTCTTCCTCCCCGCGCTTCATGATTTCGTCGATTTCCTCCGGCAGAATCATCGGATTCAGCTTCAATCGCGTTTCCTTGTCCAAATCGCCCTGCGCGGTGTAGATGTTCTGGATGATTTCGCTCTCGTTGGCGATTGTCTGTCGCTTGAAGCGGATTGTCTCGGTTTCGATGCCCAGAATCCGCAGCAGTTTCTGCACGAACTCAAAGCACTGCCATTCGTAGGCGTTTGCCTTCAAGTCCAGATTCGCCATGCTCGCCCGGATTGCAACATTCGTCAGACTTCCGCCCGTCAGCTCCGATACGTCCAGCGCCATATAATCGCGGTATAGCTGCCGTTCCAGCAGTTCCAGCGCAGTTTGACGCGCGGCATACGGAACTTCAAAGGTTTCCGGCGTTACTGTGCTGGATGACGTGCCATCAGAAATGTTCGCGATTGCTTTCAGTCTGTGAATCTGTTCCAGCATCAGCGCCACTTCGTCGAAGTTGCCCCCGAAATTATTCAGCACCCAGTAAACATCGTTCGCCTTTTCCAGATTGTTTCCGAAGTCGGAAAGAACGATGTCGTACAAGTCGATTTTGGAACGGATTGCAAGTGTCAACTCCGTCTGCTTCTTGTCGTTCGCGTACAGCGGCACAATCGGCAGTGCGCTATAATTCTCCTCGGAGATAAGGCGCTCGCCTGTGATGTCCCTCGCGTATGTGCGCTTGTAGGCGCGTTTCTCCTGCGCCACCTCCAAATCAGAGGCATTTTCGCGTGCCTTGTAAACCGTAACGCCGTCCGGCTCAAATACACGCGCCATCAGCGGCTTGTCGTCGCCAATCTGCCAGAACTGCACGCCAACCATCGGTTCGCCCGTCAGTTCGTCCAGCAGCGCCACGAACCCGCTATTTTTATCCGTGTACGCACGCAGAATCTCAACGTGGTCGAGGTTCCAGTACCCCCAGCAAACGCCATGAACAAGCGCGTACAGTCCGATTTTCGCAAGCGTCGTGTCGAACCCGATGCCTAACTTGCCCTTCATCGCGTCATTTTCCAGCTCCACGCCATTGCCCAGCAGATAATTAGCCTGTTGCATTGTAAAGCGGCGAAAAAAGTCGCTGTAAATGCGCTGTCCGGGGACTGCTTCCGTCGCCGTCCCCTTCTTTTTAACTGTTTTCCCGTCGGCGGTTTTTTGCTCCGATTCTGATGTGGTGGCTCGCAGCACGACTTTCGCGGAAACGGTATCGTTCTGCGCTTCGTAGTATCGTTGCGCGATTCCAGCCTTGTCAAAGTCCTCGCTGTGCTTGTATGCACCAATAACCGCCAGCGTCGCCTTTCCCTTGTCCGGCTCGTTCTGCCAGTCCTGCCATGTGATTTTTGTGAACATCTGTATCACCCCCCAACGTATAAACTCGCGCCGCTCCTGTCGAGAATTCGGCAGCAGCACGCGGCGCTGTCCGGCGCGTCGTCGTGCTCCGCGTCCTCGGTGTAGTCCATAATTTGCGCGATATAGTCCCTGTCTGTGCCTTCCAAAAACACGATATTCTCCCACCACTTTTTGAGGTATGTGCTGATTTTCAGATACTTGTTCATTTTTTCCGGGTATGCGCGTACTGCCATGTTTCGGCGGCGCAATTCCCGCGCCAAATATCCCTTGTCGCCGTTTGTTTCGCAGTAAATCGGGGCGCACATTAGGCGCTCCGTCTCCGATTGCAGTGCGTCCATCAGCGTGTCAACGTGCTTGCGCCACAAGCGTCCGTACAAGTACAGCGTGTCGCCGTCCCGCTTTGCGCACGTTAGCGCGGTGTAGTCCTCGCCGCCGTATGCAGCATCAACGTGCGCGATGCCGTCCCGTAACTTTTCCGCTTCCGGCGTGAACGTCGGCGGCGTGTCGAACAGCGCATTTTCGGCGGCAATGTGGCGCAGCTCATAGTTCGCAGCAAACAGAGACGGTGACATGGACTTCCGCAGTTCTTCCAGTTTCTCCGGCGCAATCAACCCGGTCGTGTAGCAGTCGTGCTTCTCCGGCGGCGCAACCAGCGTGAACGCATCCTCGATGTGCCACGGTGTGCCGATGAAGACGATTCGCCCGTCGCGTGTGACGATGTTTCGCAGCTCCTGTATAACGCCCTTGGTGCGCTCTCGTTCTGCGCGGCTGATGCGGTCGTTAAGGTTTACAACGTCGTCACACACAATCAAATCCGCGTGCTTGCCCGTCATGGACGAACCGCAGCCGATGCCGATTAGCTGGTCAGCACCACGCGGCGAATCGTACACGCTCACCGTCATACAGTTGCCGCCTGATTTCAGCAGTTGAACGTCCTGCTGCATGAGGATTTGCGCCATGTAGCAGAAAGCCTCGTTCGCGAATACCTTTTTCGCCTGCGCAATGCTCTCCACAACGTCGCTGTCGGTTTTTCGCATGAAAATCGCGTTTTTCCCGTGATTGAGAACGCACCACATTGCCAGCGCAACGGAAAGGCAGGAGGACTTGTAGGATAGACGATGCGCTTGAAGCGTGTAATCGTCCGCGCCGAAGATGATGTGCTGCATCCAGCGTCCGTGAAGTTCGTCCGTTAAATCACGGAATCCGCACATTCTACCGACGGCGGCGGGATGGTATCGCCAAAGGTTCCACACTTCATCCCGCGTCAGCGTCGTCATTTTACTTCTCCCCGCGTCTCTTGCAGCAGCTTGTCAATGTCGGCTTTCGCGTCCTCGGACAACTGCGGCGTTTTGACGGTCACGGTGTCGCCGGGGTCTTCCCCGATAACCTTCATCAGAAACTGGATTGCTGCAAGGTTGCCTTCTGCTGCCATCTTAATAAGTCGCATTGCCAGTGCTTGCCGAAGCGTTTTTCCGTCTTGCCGTGGAGTGTCAACTAATTCCAGCGCGATTTCCTGGATGCTTTGTTTTGCGCGCTTTTTTTCCGTTGACTTCTCGTTTGCTTTGCGCGCGTCCACTGTGTTTCCCGCGCCACTCCCGAACCTTGGACCCTTTTTCAGGTTCGCAAGGCTATTCGGGTGTTTCCCCTTTGGATACTGTTTTGTTTCCTTTCCCGTTGGCATTTACTCACCGCCTGAAGATTACCTCATGATTTCGCCCGTCTCTCGGTTTACCCTGTAATAGCTTCTCCGTCTGTTGATTGCGGGTGTGCGCCCTTTCAGCGTCCCGCCGTTTTTGAGGCGCAGTCTTGCCTTGCCCGAACCGCTTGCCATGTTTTATTCCCCCTTATGATTTTCGGTTTTGTGTAGTCGATTGTTTTATACTTGTCAATGAGATTGTCGAACGCTTCCCGGTAGAAGTTGAACAGCTCCTCGTTCTCCTCGAAGTCGAATTGCTCCAGGCAAGACGCGCTCCGCAAATTCGCGCTCCCCGTCAGCACATAATGATTTCCCTTGTGCGTTTCCATCAGCAGGATTTTCATGTGCGTGTTGGTGAACGCTACTTGCAATTTGTTGTCGATGTCCAGCTCTTCGTACAAGTACGGAATTAAATCCGTTTTGTAGTGGCTGTAGAAGTAGCCGGACAGCATCAGATTGATTTTCTCCACGTTGCGGAAAAGCAGCAGATTTTTGAAGCTGTCCACGTTGTTTTCCGACAGTGACAACGTTGAGCAGTAGATTGTTTTGAGGTCGATGCCGCGATACATCACAAGCGCTTCCGGCAAGTCGCCAAAAATGAAATTGCCCGGAACAATGCAAGTAGTCCGTGCGTTGCGTTCCAGGCAAATTTTTGCGGCAAGGTCGCGTGCGTATTGAAAATCCGCCTTGTTGTAGATTGCTGACTTCGCCATCTTGGGCTTTATGATGCGCGTCTGCTCATCCTCGTCTACGATGGAGAAGTCAGCGACGGAGAAGTCTATGTCGTCGTCAAGTTCGATTGTGTCGGGAAAGTGGATTTCCGGGATGTCGATGTCAACGTCAGGCTCTTTCTTCATGGGCGGATACCTCGATTATTGTGTAGATTCACTTGTTTCTGCGTCGTCGTTTCCTGAAAAGTCAAAATCGTATTCTCCTTTTTTGATTTTACGAGGGTCGCCCTTTACGAAAACAAGAACGTTTTGATGGACACGCACGACTTTGCGCATATCGCGGAATTGTTTTTCGACGCGAACCGCAGCCCCGCAAGTCGTGTCCAGTTTTACCATATCGTTATATAGTTTTACGTTGCAGTCTGCAAATGCCTTGATTGTTTCAGAAGTAAATCCGCGATACATTCCCTTTCTGTCGCGTATGTCGGATACAACTACGGCGCAAAACGCGTTTTCCGAAAGAAGCGCTGCCGTCTTTTCGATTATGTCTCTATACGCAGCGATGAAATCCTCGTACTTCATCGTTGATAGGTCTTTCGGATTGTCGCTGTACTTTTCTAAGTCTCCATACGGCGGACACATCAAAAAAAAATCAAACGGTGCTTCTTTTTCGAGCATCGCGTCAATATTCGCGCTGTCGCCGCAATGCCACTTCGGCGCTTGTGCGTAATCTGCACGGATTTTTTGTAGAGACGATTCATTTTCTGCAATCTGCTCCGGGCGAATATCTACTCCGTGATACTCGTTGCCGAGGATTGCGGAAATTACGCCGCGAACGTTTCCGCCAGCAAACGGGTCAACGATTTTCCCATTGGGGGGGCAGAACCATTTTACTAAAACCTCGCAGAGAACCGGGTCAAACTCACTTGTCCCGCTGTATTTATGCCCTTGCGCCTTTGCAAGAGAACCGAGACTGCCAATTAGCGAATCAGGTCGTCCTTCCCTGCTGTCGCCAATAACGGAATGCCATTGATTTTTCCGTTTCTGCCATTCGCCACTCCTGCCATCAAGGACAGAAAATGGCGCGAATGTATATTTGTCAGCTAATGATATGCTGTTTTCGTTTGCTTGCCAGATTTCTTCTTCAGGGAGGGGGGCTCCGAAACCGAACTCGCTCATGTCAATATCAACGATTTCCGCCAGCTCTTGGTCAAGCGCCGTAAAGTCCCAACCGCTATCCATGTTGGTTTTGTTGTGCGCCAGAGTGTACGCCTTGCGCTCTTCTTTTGTTAAGTGGTCAAGGCGGATGCACGGAACTGTCGGGATGCCGAGCTGCTTGCACGCCTCCAGCCGACCGTGACCCTCGACAATCAGGTTTTCTTTGCCCCAGATGCCGATGGGGTCGTCCATGCCGAACCGCTTGATACTTGCCTTGATTTCGTCGATTTGCTCCTGCGGATGCCGTTTTGCGTTTCTCGCGTATGGTTTCACGCGGTCAATCGGCAGCATACAATCCGTTTCGACGATTTTGATGCCGTTCCATTCAATCAACTGGTTTGCCCTCCTACTCCCAATCCTTTGATGATTTCCTTTTCTCGCTCGGACAGTGTGATGTACAGCGTTTCATCATTCACTGCTCTTTCTGCCGCTGCTCTTTCTGCCGCTGCTCTTTCTGCCGCTGCCTTCTCCGACAGCAGGAAACAAGCCCCAAAAACGCCTTTCTTCGCGTTGTCGAGCTCTCTTGTAAAAAAAACTTCCTTCTCGTCGAGCGTGAAGTATTGTCCTTTCGCGGAAAGCTGGTTGAGTTGCGCGGCGGTTGCGGCTTGCGGCGGAAATTTCAGCTTGCTAAGTTGTTTTTTCTGCGCTTTGACGTTTTTCTCGTTTTCTGTTTTTATTCTGCGGTATAAGTCCGGCGCAGTCTCAACCAAATGCCCCCCCAAGTTTGTCACAAATGACGTGTTGACGTTTGCGCCGTTATGATAAGTCACTTGACCGCCGACGCATACGCAATGTAATCCGTTGTACGGCTTGAAACAAGCAGTTCCGGGTGCAAACAAGAAAAAGCGGATGCCACGTGCAAGGTAGAACTTTTCTATTTTTGAGAGGATGGAGAATGGCGGGTTATCAATAACGATGCTGTTTTCTGGATATTCTGCGTGTTCGTAATCGCCGCCCGGATAAAATGGACGAATTACCTTCGTGCTTTTGTCAAGGTTGTAATGCTCGAACACCCACTCTTTTACCGTTTCGTAAATGTTCGGCGGCGTATAGCAATCGTCCGTTGTCAGTTTCGGTTTGAACTTATCAACAAACGCCTTGTACTCCTCCGATGCTTCTGCAAGCGTCAATTGCTCCATTTTTCCCTCCTCTTCGTCCGTCGCGTCCCCACCAACGCAACAAAGCGCATCGCGCATAAATCCCGCCGCCGAAGAGGTAAGAGCAGCACTTCCATAGTCGCCTCTTCCAACAAAAAAAGACGCTTGCATTACTGCTCACGTCTTTCTTGCTGCTTTTACATTTTACATTATATCACGAAAATTACTCTCATAACTCTCATTTTTTTATTTCTATATGTTTTTGCTTCTTTAACATTGCCAGCAATGCCGCCTATTTCGCGTTCTAACGGCTTGCTTGTTTTTGCTCATAATTATGCCGCCTGATTGCTCCGGCGGCTCTCAGGCGGCATTTTGTTGCGATTAGGCTGGCTTGATTGCTTCCACCTGCTGCTTGGTGAACAGGTATGCGGTCGTCAGGAAGAACCCGCTATTCTCTTCCTTTGCGTCAACGGTCTTTTCGTCCTTCTTCTTGCGCGTCTTGGGCTTCCAGATGCTCACGGTCAGCGCGGCGTGTTCGCCTTTCTTTACCATGTACCCGTGGTTCTTCCACTCTGCGAAGGTGTGAATCGGGAGGCGCAACCCGTTCATGATGTAGGTGGCGGCTTCCTCTTCGGAGAAGATGCCCGCGCTGATGGCGGACTTGACGATGATTTCTTCGTTTGACATGGTGCTTGCTCCTCCTTCCTGTTCACGCCAACGTTGCAACGACTTCGGAAGGCTTGTACTCTTCGCCTTTCTTCCAGCGAACGATGCTGCGCTCGTAGTCGCCATCCATCGTTTCGTCCCCGTACTGCAACTCGTAGCAGTATTTCTTCGTTTCGTAGTACCAGTTGATAGCCAGCTTCTGCGCCATCTTCTCGGTGATGCGGATGCCCTTCTTGATGCTCGCGAACTTCATAATTCTTACCTCTTTCTGTCGGGGGCTTTATTTTTTGTACCGCCCTCCTGACACTATTATTATAGCATATACTGCCGTATATGTCAAGGGGTAAATCACATTTTTTCGAGATTTTTTGCAAACTTTTTGCGCAACGAAAAAGGCGCACCCCAGCGGATGCGCCCATGCTATTATTGTTTTTTGTTTGTAATTATCTCGCGTCCAACATATGCGTTTACGGAATCAACGATTAGCTGCGCCACCGAAAGACCACGGCGCTTTGCTTCTTCTTCCAGAGCCTCTTTGCTCCCAGCGCGAACGTCGAAGCGCACCGTCTTAATTCCTTCTTTTTCGCGATACTTCTTCATCGCGCGGACGGATACCGCGCCTTGGTAGTACTCTTTCCTCATTGCCACAACCCCTTTCGGGGATATTGTAGCATATGATGGTTGATTTTGCAAGCTGTTACTTTTCACACTTCACCTCGACGATGTAGTCCATATCGTTTGCTCTTTCGCAGATTGCGAGCGTTTCTCCGTCCAGCTTTGCAAGGTGGCTGTACACGCAACCATCTTTTTCAAGGTGACCATGCTTTTTAAGCTCTCTGTATTCTTCCTTCGTCAGCGTCAGCATCACTGTGTTTTTCCTCCCATTCATTTACAGTTGCCTTATTGTAACGTACCCGCATCCATTTGCGTAACGCGGGCAAGTGAGCGTTACCAGCTTGTCTCCAAACCGGCAGTACGTATTGTCATTCCGCCATGTATCCGCATCACTGATGCAGTAGTCGACGAACACTTGTGTTTGCTTCGGCGAAAGTTTCTTGTTTTCGCAAATCCCGAACGAAGGCGCGAAAACTTCCGCGAACCATCCCTTGCGCTTCGGAAATCGCAGTGCAAACGCTTTCTGCCAAACCGCATCCGCTTTTTCTTTGTGTTGCTTGTAAAGCTCCATGAGCTTCTGTTCGTATTCCTCGTCGGTGATGCTTTCTTCTTTGGCGAGTGCGTCCATTTGCGCTTCCCACGCCTTGGTCATTTGGCGGTGCTGTTCAAACAGCGCCGCGCTTTTTGCTTTATCAGTCATTGTCTTTCCCTTTCTGTCGGGGGCTTTATTTTTGTACCGCCCCTTGACACTATTATTATATCATATGCTGCCGTATATGTCAAGCGGCAAATCACATTTTTTTGCGATTTTTGCAAAGAAAATCGCGCACCTTTCGATGCGCGACCGCCTTATTCCGCGCTCTGGATTTTCCTCTCCGCGTTCCCAATCACGCGGAAAACGTGCTGCTCGGAATACGCCAGATTGTAGCTGATTTCCCGGACGCTCCGCCCCTCCAAGTATCGCATCCTCATGCACTGCACTTCCAGCGGACTTTCAAGCGCATCAACCAGCGGCGCAAGCTCTTCGCGCATCCTGCACAACTCATCCCAAATTGCTTTTTTGCGTTCCAGCGCCTCGACGCGATACAGCAACCCTTCCTCCGTGCTGTTCATGCTCCCGCCTCCGCGCGGCACGTCGCTGATTGTCCGCGTCAGCTTCTGCGCCCGGATTCGCGCCTGTTCTGCACGCAAGCAAGCCATAGGATACCGCCTGATGAGATACCGCATCCGTTTCAAATCAACCATTTTTCCCTCCCGCAACCGCCCACGATTATTTTACCCCTTCAAACGCCTTTACAATCGCTGTATACAGCGCAGGGCGAATCTGTCCGCTCATAAGCTCCATGTACAGCATGTCTTGTACCTTCTCGATTGCCCCGTTTGCCTCCTTCTCGCCGTTTAGCCGCCTGATTGCGTCCTGCGTCGCCCTGACTTTGTAGGCATCGTGGCGGCTTTTGCATCCGCGCGAAACGTTTCCCGCAAGTCGCTTGACGTTCTTTTCCAGCTCTTTCTCAAGCCAAAAGGAGTAACGGATTTCGTCGGTGTCCACCATTGTCTCACTCTCCGTCCATGTATCGCATAATTGCATCAATCGCTTCTTGGCATCCCTTTGCCACAACGCAGCGGTATCCCTCGGCAGTCAGCATTTTCATGCGCTCTTTCTGCGATGTCGATACCGTCCCGCCCTTGCGCCGCTTCATCTCGATGAAAAGCCCGTGTTCGCGTCCGTTGGAGACGGGCAGGAAGATGTCAGGCACTCCTGCACGCGTCCCGGTTCGCTTCATCCTCGCGGCGGTTGCCTTGGCGCGATAACCGCCGTTCGGGATGGCGAACATCCCTTTCAGCCACGGCTTCTTTGCGCTTTGAGCATCTGCCCAATGAAAAAGGGCTTCCTGCTCTTCATCTTCCGTTGGAATTACATTGGCATAAAGAGAACGCCATGTAGTCCGCACTTTGGATTTGTACATTTTACCCATGCGCCTCCTTGCACGTCAATCGTAGCGTATCGCTTCATCACTGCGTTGCACACCGGACAGATTGTCAGTGCAAGTGCATTCAGCCATTCTTGCTTTTCGACCATGCTGCACCTCCTCTCTGCGCCTTCATGCACATTGCCGCAACCTGTACAGCTTCACAAGCCAGCAAGGAAGCCGCTGCCGCCATCTTGTCCGCGTACACCTGAAACGCTTCTACATCGTCCCGGCGATTTGCAAGCCAAATGTCGTTCGCCTTTGTGATAACGCGCTGCATATCCTCCTTCGTTTCTTCGACTTCCTCCCAGATGACGGAGAACGCCTCCGGCATGGAGTTGAACGTCTCCCCATGCTCTTTTTGCGCTCGCAGAAGTTCGGAAAACACAGCCGTTACAATTTCGTCTTGCAATTCTCTCACAATCATCATCACTCCTTGTTGATAAGTGCGCAAGCCACGCACACCGTAGCCGCCAGCAGACACAGCACGCCGATAACCGTCATCGTCATCCCCCTAACCACGCGGCAAGCGCATCCGTTCCGGCGTAAACAAGAATCGAAATGATACAGTTGACGAGCGCCAGCAGAATGTAAATGTACCACGGGCGCGTTTCCTTCGCCAGCAGGAAGCCCGTCACCCCCAGACCAATCATCGTACCGAAAATCACCGTCTCGGGCAGCGTCACAGTTTTCATCAGCTTTCCTCCTCCGTCGCAATCTGCGCTTTTGCCAGCTCGATTGCCAACAGGTACGTCCTTTCGTGCTTTGTCCCTGCATGGACTTGCTTGACTTCTGCGGCGAAGTCGTCAATCGTGCCGTTGAAGCATCCGCAGGAGACATATATTTTCCCATCCTTGCCACGGTAAAAAGTGGTTGTGTCATCACGGCTACCGATTGCTCCGATGGGGATGTAATCAGCCGAATCCGTCACCAACGCCTCGTCCGTCACGCGCGCCGAATCCGTCACCCGCGCCGTGCCCATCACACGCGCATTTCCCATCACGCACGCATTTCCAGCCACCAGCGACAAACCCGTCACCCGCGCAGAATCCATCACACGCGCATCGTCAGTCACCAACGCCGCGCCCGTCACCAACGCCGAATCAGCGACCCATGCTGCGCCTTTCTGAGACAGATTTCTCTCCGCCTCAATCCATCCGCCCAAGTCACCAGCCTTCACATCATGCTCCGGAATATCAATCAGCGCACGGATGCGATGCAGCGTTACACCGCCGATTTCTTTTGTTTCGCCCGTCAGTTTGTACTTTTTCATTTTTGCTTTTCCTCCCACGGTGTGTTCGCCATTTCTTCCGGCGTGGGCTTGCGCAGCCAGCAGCGCCACGTCTCGCCGTAGGTGTAATCGGCGTACCATGTGCGTCCGCCGTCGAAATACATGCGGTGGCTTTTACTTTCCAAGCACGTTACAATTCGCACACAGAGGCAAGGCTCGTCGTCCTCGTTGTTATCTTCAATCCATACGAGCGTTCCTGCGCTTACCGCAAGTTCTGCAAGGGACAGTACCCGGTTTTTGTACTCATTCATCTTCCTTCGTCCTCCCACGGCGTGTTTTCCCGCTCGTTTTTCGTCGGCTTGCGCTTCCAGCACCGCCAAATGCTTCCATAGTCTTTCTCGTTTTGTTTACCCCCACCGCCAATGCCAGAAAATTCAAATAATATTTTCGAGCCATCCATCTCCAGGTCGGTAACGATGGCATATCCTTCATAGTCCTCTCTATATTCCAAATACATCACAGTTTCTTGCTCTGTGTTGCAGTCGTCATATGCAGTTACCAACACTTCATCCAGCGTCAGCACCCGGTTTGGCCCTTGCCAGCGCGACATTGCTGCTATGTAAGCACCGACTTTCGTGTGCTTCGCAGGGCTGTGGATGCCACACAACGGAGTATTGCATTGGTACCAGTACATTCTTTCTTCGTCCGCGAACAGTCCGAACAGCACGTCCTCGTTGTCCTCCAAGCGCATTTCCGCGTCGCAGTACGGACAGCGCGGAGCTTGTTTCTTTTCATTATTCATCCTCTTCATCCTCCTTTGGCGCTTCCGGGTATGGCATCCAGTGCGTGATGCTCACAGGCTTGTAGTCGTATGTTTCGTCCAAAAATTCCTTTGTGTCTGGACAAAAACACAACGATGGATAGTTCCACCCACTTTCTATATCAAATCCGATGACGTGCGTTCTATTTAGCGGCAGCACCTTGTCCACGGAAAACCATCCCGGCGCACGGCGATTCCACTTTTCCACTACGTCCGAATACTTCTTCCCTCCGACGACAGCTTGATGGCAATGAAGGCACATGCAAATCCAGTCTCCCGCAAAATACGGCATGCCAATATATATTGCCACGTTTGAAGGTTTGTATACATCAGGATTGTTACCGCAGAACGGGCACGGTTTCAGATTATAATCCTGCATTCTTCCTTCTCCTTTCGTCGTTGTTCCACTCTCTCACGGCTTCCGTCTTTGTCCTTTTCGTTCTCCCTGCCCATCCGCAGCGTATGCACATCACACACCATCCGTTTCCGCCGAGAATTGTATGCCACATTTCGGGATTCTCGCGTCCGCAATTCGGACAAGGTAGCCTTTTTAGTAACATTGCACACCATTCCCCCCTAAACTTGTTGATATAGCATAGACCTCTTGCGTAATCCAGCTCTTAAAGGTTTTTGCTTCGGGCTTGCTGCTCCCAAGAACGAGAGCATATAGACCGCTTTCGCTGACGCAAGCCAATTTGCGTTCTTGGAACGTTCCGTCCGAGCTGGTATGCGTTAAACGCACTGTAACTCTTTCGTCCTTATCAAGGCGGCGCGTCGCTGTTGGGTCGATGTCCAGCGCTCGACAAATGTCAATTGTCACAAACCACAGTTTTGGTTCTCCCTCTTCGATGAACACTCGGATGTTTCCAAACTGTTCGCTTTCCAAAATGATGATTTTGTGCATGACTTCCATCCTTCTATTCCTTTTTTAGGCATGTATACCGCATATGCGGCTTATCAAACCCCAGATTCACAACTCCCGTTGCGCCGTTTCGGTTCTTCCTGATTCGGCACGTTTGCCACGTCAACCCGTTCGCTTGGCAATTGTGGTACATCTGCCATCTGTCGCTGTTCGCGTCCTGCGGCTCTTCCGGCTCGTGCAGGATGAGAAACACGTTCGCGTCCTGCTCAATCGCGCCGCTGTCTCTCGCTTGTGACATATCCGGCTCGCTTCTTGTCGCCTTGCCGAATCCTTTCTCACTCTCGCGGTTGAACTGCGTCATACAGAGCAGCGGAACGCCTAAATCCATCGCCATCAGCTTCAATTCGCGGCTGATTTGCGTGACCTCCTCCGTACGGTTCCCGCATTTCTCGTCGGCTCGCATGAGTTGGATGTAGTCAACCACAATCAGGCTTAGTCCCTGCTTGCTCGCTTTCATTTTTGCTGCCGCGTTGCGGATTTGCAATGGCGTGACCGCTCTTTCTTCGATTGTGACTGGTAAATCTGCAAGCAGCTGATAGCAGGGCGAAATCTGCGCGAAATCTTCCAATTCCATTTTGCCTGTTGAAATTTTCTGCAAGTCCACGCCGGATTCGTTTGCCATGAACCGCGCCGCAATTTCCACCGGGTTCATTTCAAGCGACACGAGCAGAACCCCGCCGCCGTGCTCCGCAACGTACTTTGCCATGCAGATAGCAAGTGACGTTTTACCAACGCCAGGACGTGCGCCGATGTAGATTAGCTGCCCCGACTTGAAGCCGCCCAGCATCACGTCAAGGTCTGCGATTCCACAAGTTACGCCATCCTTCTTGGCGAAAGAATTCGCAAGCATGAGCGACGCTTCGTGCATCGTCACCCCGTCGTTGACAGCTGTTGACGACTGTGCCGCCGCCGCGCAATCCGCTTGCAACGATTCCACCGACGCGCCCGGATTTCCTACATCTTGCAGGATTTTTCGCGCCAGCGTCGCAAGTTCGCGGCGTTTCGCGCACTCCGCCAAAATCGCTATGTACTGACGCGACATGATAGGCGAAATGCCCATTTGTACGCATTGCATCAAGAGGGCGGTGTCTTGGAAGTCGCATTGCACTTCTGCATCCAGCGTTACAAGGTCAACGTTTTTTCCCTGCTTCACAAGTCGCATTATTCCGCGCTGACAGGCTTGCATCTGCTTTAAGCCAAAGAGTGCATCAGGCAGTGCGGCGACTTCCTGCGCCACGATTGCATCTTGCATCGCAAGCCCAATCAGGCTTTTTTCCGCGTCCTCGTTGATGTATGCGTCCATCTTTAACTACTCCTACTCCACGCCCTCGCTAATTCTTCCAGCTTTGTCCGTACCTCTGGATGCTCTGTTGGCTGGTTTTTAACGCAGCTCATGAATACCTCTCTCTGTTTGATTTTCGGCGCTTCGTGCACTTCAATTTCATCTGTGCTGTTGATAAACCTTATCGGGTGCTTTTCCGCCTCAATCCGCGCTTGCTCTCGTTGCGCTTCCTTTTGTTTTTCTTTCGCGCGTCCGTTTACTACGCCTTTTAGGTATCGGATATTAGACTTTCCTGCTTCCCCGGCGATTTTCACGCATTCCAGCACTTCTTCCGTGCCGTTGTCCGCCACAAGCTGGTTGAGCGTCTCCATCGTCGCCGTTGTGTCGGGGAATCCCTGCCGTTTCGCTTCGTCCAGCACCTCGTTTGTGCCTTGCTGGATTTCTGCTGCTTCTTCGTCGCTAATGAAGGATGCAGGAGCGCGCACTTCGGGCTTCTGCTCTGGTTCGGGGTTGAGCTGCGCCTGTTCCGATTCGGACTGCTGGATTTCTTCTGACTTTGTTTTCTTCGGGCGACCACGTCCGCCAGCCTTGCCACCTGCGGAACGCACCTCGTGAATCTTGCAGATTTTATCGCATTCTCGCAACAGCGCAAGGTACAAAAACGCCGCGTTTCCTTCCGGCTCGACATCCTCACCCGTCGCCACATAATCAAGAATGGCTTTAAGCGCACGTCCGGCTTCTTCGTCGGAAAGTCTCGCGATTTCCCGGCGCATGGCTACCTGCACAGGCACATACTCAAGCTCCATTTACTTTCTCCCTCCGTTAAAACGGCAAATCCTCATCGTATACCGGGGTATATTGCGTCTGTGCGGGCGGTTGCGCCGCTCCGCGTGCTTCCGTCTGTGATGCATCCTGCTTCGCGCTGTCCAGAAACTCAACGTCCTGCGCAAATACTTCCAGCGTCGCACGTGTGCTTCCGTCGTTGGCGGTGTATGTGCTGACGCTGACGCTGCCAATCACACACACCTTGCGTCCCTTGGCAAGGTACTTTTGGCACGTTTCCGCTTGTTTGTCCCAAACGGACACGCGGAAGAAGTCTGCTTCCGCCTTTTCTCCCGGTTTCGCGCGGCGATTGACAGCAAGCGTGAAGTTGGCGACGCTCTTGCCGCTCTGCGTCGTGCGCAGCTCAACGTCCCGCGTCAAATTCCCGATAATTGTCAGCTCGTTCATTGCTTTTCCTCCCCAGTTTGTACAGCTTCGCTATTTTCTCGTCGATTTTTACGGGCTGAATGTGGTACTTTGCGTCAAAATCCGCCTGTGCCATCGTGTGGCACTCCGTGTGATGTACCCGGCAAAGCGGCTCGCACGTTAGCCCGATATGATTGATTTCCGTGCGGTCTGCGCCCATGCCCACGCGCTCCCAGTGATGGAGGTCTGACGGTCTGCATCCGCAGACGGCGCACTGCTTGTGCATCACGCAAGCGTAGATATACGCGCTGATGTCCTCCGCATACTCCACAAGCGGCTGTTTTGTTGGGATGTCGTTGACCACGCAAAACTCAACAAGCCAATCGATGTAAAGCCGCGCGGTTGTCATGTCCACGTCTGACAAGCTAAACGCCTTGATTGCCTCCGCTTGCAGTTTGTCGATTCGCGCTCGCAGAAACTCCGCCTTGAGCATCGTGTTGAGGTCGCTCTTGTCGCTCTGTCCGATGTAGCCCGTCGCGGCTGCTATCTCTCCAATCAGCGCCCACGCCTTACGTCGTTGCTCTGGACTAATCGTGCGGCAATCCTGCCATAGCACGGTGACTGTATCGGATAGGTTTTCCGCATCGGGGCGGGCAGTCTGGATTGTCAGGCTGCCCGGTTTCTCGATGACTTTGCCGACTGTCGCAATCATGGCGCACTCCACGGCTCGCGTTTGGTTTCTTCGCGTGTCGGCTCTTTTTCCCAGCACCGCCACTTTGTGCCGTAGTCCTCTTCTCCGACGACGAAACTGCCAATACCAAGATTGTACGGAATCACTCGGCACGTTTTGTCTATGCGCACGAGGAAATACGCGCAGATTGGAATGTTGTAGCGCAGTTCCACCCAAATACGCGCCGTCTTTTGGTTCTGCGTGATTGCTTCGGCAAACGTCAGAACGCGGTTTCGCTGCTTAGTCGTCATCGTCACTTTCTTCCTCCCTTGACGGAAATTCTGAATCGCACGTCGGGCAACGAAGCCGCGCTGTTCTTCTTTCCATATCGAGTACAACGTATTTCATCTCACCGTCGCAGTACGGGCATCGCGGCATAAGTTCTTCTTTAGGCATTCTTTTCCCCCTCCCACAGCTTTTCCTCCCCTTTCTCCATGCGTTCTGCTTTAAGTTTGTAGTAACGTTCACGTGCGGCTTTACAGATTTTTTCTCTATGCGCTAAGTAATGCTTTCGATTATATCTCCGCGAATTTTCTTTGTTTTTCCAGTAATATTCGCGATTCCGTTTTTGCACCTCTTCCTTGTGCGCTTGATAGTAAGCCCGCTGATATTCGCGACGGGCTTCCCCACGTTCAGCCATTTGCGTCAGCTCGCTTCCCTGTGATAAACTCCGCTCTCGGCAGCGTCTCAATCCATGCGCAGAACGCCCTCCATTCCGGCAGACGGTGATTCTTGCGCTGCTGGTAAATCGTTTTGAGCTGCCGATAGTTGGTGGTCATCCGCGCCGTCAGCCGCAAGCCAACAGGCACGTTGTAGATGACTGCAAGATACCGTTCCGGTGTGGGGGCTTCCTTGTACTCCTCAACCAGCTTTTCTACAAGCTCGATTGTCTCCCGGCGCACATAGTCGATGCACTGCTCGTCGATGTCCATGCTCATAATGCGGTGCATGGTCGACTGGCTTGAAACAAAGTCCAGAAAATGATACCGTTCGGCTTCCACCCACGCCTTGACGGTAAACGTGAGGTCGAACTGCACGACAATCCCCGTTAAAAACTGGTCGTGTCCGCTCCCCGTCTGGCAGTTTGCAAGCGCCATCGTCCGCTCTGTGACTTCCGCGCTGCAATTCTCCGTGTCGGTTGCCATCGGATAGCGGCTTGCCTTTACGCTCGACACAAGCCCCATGATTTCCACGTTGCTGACTACATTCATCGTCTTTCCCCTTTCTCGATTCGCTCCACCATGTCAAACGGGTCGTCGAAATCCAGACGGATGCCCGTTTTTTCCAGTACCTCATCAATCAATTCTGCCGTTGTGAAGTACGCGCCGGGTTGAAGATACTTTTGCGTCGCCGTCAGCATCCGATAAATCCGCTGTGCGCCGAATCCGAACTCTTCTTTCATCGCAAGGCACATTCCGGCGAAAATCATCTTAATTGCATGGCGTTCTGCATCCTTCGCTCCGCGCTCATACTCGCGTTCGTAGCCTCCCCGCGCCCTCATGATGCTCTGCGTGGCGTGGGTCATGTTCCGCGCCGCTCTTCTGCGTTCTGCCCTATTCATTACGATGCCTCCCGGAAATTAGCTTTCACCGCGTCCATCATCGCCTTTGCGTCCGCCATCGTCATCTCTTTCGTCGGAATGTTGCGGACGATGTTCTCTTCCACAAGCGCGGCACGAACTCTGCTCAACTCCTGCACATCCATGCCGATGTTTCTGCACTCGCGCTTGATATAGTCCGCCGGCGTTTCCGTCTGATTCTCTACTGTCTTGCTCTGCGGCTTCGGCTGCTTCGGCTTCTCCTGCGTCTCGTGCTTTGTCTCGTAGCTTTCGCTGTCCGGGTCAGTCATCTCTTCAGTAGGAATGCAGAACACTTGGAACAGCGCGTATTTGTAAGCAATCGCCATTGCCTTGTTGCTTGCCTTGTCTCCGCTGTCCATTCCCTCGCCAAGCGTTACCGCCTCGACGAAGCTACCGTCTGTGGTATAGAAGCGGAACGCGATTTTGAGGAGGCTATACCGCAGTTCTCCACCTTTCGTCGTTACCTTGCTTTCTCGCGTCTGCTCCAAAACTTGCGGGACGGTGAAAATCTTGTTTTTCGTCAGGATGGGCTTCAAGGCGTTCATAACATCGTCGATGCCGCGGAACTTAAAACCCTGCTGTTGGTTATACTTGTCCTTGGCGATTGCGGAAATGTCCGCCATCGCCGCGCTGATTGCGGCGTAAATCTGCCCGTTTTCCATGCTCGTTCCTCCTGTCAGCACTCGTACCATCTCTGATACTGCTCGTTTATGTACTTCTCCCAGCGCCAATCCTCTCCCGTGCGGCTGGCTTCATCAACCCTTCGCACGGGCTTCCTGCACCCTCGCGGCACTTCGTCCGTTTGGCTGCATCCGCAGTCGCAGCGCTCCCCGCTATCCAGATATGCCCCGCACAGGCAGCAGCGTCTTGCCATTTTGCTCACCCCTTCTGCACCGCGAAAACCGGGTCGCGCGGGATGATTTTGATGCCGGGAACGACTTCGCCCGTAATTTCATCAATCGCCTGTCCGTTGTTCTCTGTAATCAGCCCTTTCAGCGCCGTCCATTTCAGTTTCGGCACATTCTCCACGCAGGACGGCGCATTCTTGGTACACCACGCGATAATCTGCGCATCGTCGCGCTCGTACTCCGGCGCTTGCGCCTTGCGGACCAGAACGCCGCTCGGCAGCTTGTACTTCTCGCTGGTCTTCGTCGCTTTGTGCGGAACAGTCTCGAAGTAGCTTTCCAGCATGGCGGTGAAGTAGGCAATCCGTTGCTGCGTAGTCTGCTCTACTCGGTCGCTTTGCTTTTTGTAGTACTCCTTCCACATCTTCGCGGCGTTTTCTGTTTCCATAATTTTACGCACCGCCCAGTCCGCCTTTTGGTCGTTGTCGATGATGAAACTCGCGCTTTCTTCCTGCTCGGTTTCCTCGATTTCTTCAATGTCGTCGGTGATAAACTGCTCCATATATGTTGACTTCCTTTCGATTTTGTGTTAGAATGGCAGTGGCTTAACCGCCACATTACCCTTTCTGTCTGCTCGTGTTCGCGATTTGTACCCGCGACACGGGCGCTTTTTTATGCCCTTCTCCGGGCAATTGTGCCGTCAGGGTTCATCAGCCCGCGCGCAACAAGGTCGTTTCGCTTCTTCCGCTGGCGGATGACCTCGTTCTCCTGTTCCTGCGCTGGGTAACGCTTTCGGCGCTCCATCTCCTGCTCAAAGTCGCTGACAGTGACGCGGATAGTTTCGTGCGCCTTTCCGCCGATGCAGATGTGCGGCATTTCGCGCATAAATTTCCGGGCGCTCTCCTTGCTGATGCAGAGGATTTCGGCAACGCGCTCGGTGTTGAGGTACTGCGTCATTTCGCGCCACTCCTTTTCTCGATTCTCGCCAGTGTGTCAGACAGGCAAGCAACCGCCTTCTTGATTAACTTGACATACTTGTCGCGGTTCATCATGTTGTCGATTTTGCCGTCGTCGCTCACGTCGCGCTCAATGGCTTCCTGCAATCGCAAGATGTCCTCGATTGCGTACCGATTCCGAATGACGCTTCCCATCGTCGTTGTGTCGCTAATCGGGCTGTAATGCCGCCGATAACTGTCGCTGTGTGACAGCATCCAGCGATGCCAAAGCATAGGGCATTTGTACAGCTCCTCAAGCTGGTCGATGACTTCTGGCGACGGCTCTGCTTCGTCTCCTTCCCAGCGGCGGATGCACGATTCCGACGTGTGGATTTCCTGCGCCACCTGCCACAAGCGCAACCCCGCTTGCTCTCTGGCGGTTCTCAGTTCATAACCGCGAAATTCCGGCATTTACTTTGCCCCTTTCTGTGTTATCATCTCAGTAGGCGCAAGGGCGAAAGCCGTCGCGATTACCTCCGCGATGAAATTGCCCTGTGCGTCAATCTCCCCCGCCTGATACCGCCCCGTCTCGGACAGTGCGCGGCTATACGCCCGCTCAAACGTCAGCTTGGTGATGTCGTCCGGCGTGTTAATTCCAGCCATGTTGCAAACCGCGTCGTAGACGATGCGCATTGCGGCGCTGTCGCCCAGATGGTTGCGAATCTGCTTGACGATTACCGCGTCGATGGGACACCAGCGCAAGCCCTCGCCTTCCTCCGGCTGCATCGTTACCCCGGTTGCTCGTTGGAAGTCAGTCATTCCGCATATGCCTCCTCCCTGCTCCGAATCTCTTCAAGTAGCTTGTCTACTATGCCTTTGTAAGCATCCCATTCAGCGCAACTTGCGTTCGCTCTGTTTAGGCTTGCATAAGCACGTGCAAACTGTTCAAATGTCATCGCTCTTTGATTATGAGCGTCCAGAGAAATCCATCGCCAAATGTTTTTGGCAATGATTTTGCTGTCGCAAGCGGTGTCAAGCTCGTGAATAATGTCGCTCGCGTAGTACAGCAGGGTTTTATCAATCATGCTTTCCTTCCAGACTTTTTTCCGTGCCTCTTTGTCCGGCACAAGTTTGTCCAAATGCGCTAAAAGCATTACCCTCCCCCCCTTAGACAGCGACCGCTGCCATCTTATCCATTTCGTATTTAACCGCCAACAGCAGGGCTTCCATCACGGCTTCATACGCGCCGTATGCCTCGCTGATGTAGTCCCAGCCCCCCAACTTCGCGAATTCGTCGCGCGTCATGGCTTTCAGCTTCCGCGCACTCTGGCGGATGGCGAAAATCGTCTTATTCGCGTCCCCGCGCGATACGCAATCGCCAAGGCACTGGCTTTGAATGTCCTTGCCGTACTCGTCCAGCAGACGGTTCGCGATTTGCACCTTGATAACTTCATTACTCATTTTGTGATACCCCTTTCTATCATTGCGCTTTTCGCGCTGTTAGTCGATGAGTTCCCACCAGTTCACGCCAAGCGTCGGCGCAATGCTTTTTGCAACTTTCGGCGTGACGTTGCGTTCACCATTCGCAATCCGCGAAAGCATTGATTCTGAAATGCCCGTGATTCGCGCAATGTCCGCCATCTTCAACCCCCTGCTTTCTGCAAGGTTTCTAATGTTTACCAACGTTTCTCCTTTCCTTAACTTGCCCAGCGGTCAAGTTTTTCGCTAAAAAAATTTGATTTTTCTTCTTCTTTGGGGATAGACGTTTGATTTTGTCAATCCCCTTGTGTTATGCTTTGTGTGTAGGATTCTGTCATCTCTGCGACTTGCGTCCCTCGCGCTCTACGCTGATGTAGGTTGCTACCTCGTTAATCAGGCGTATAGCGATGATGAATGCGACGCTCAAGCCAAAGAAGACGAACCCTGCCGGGTCTGCGTGTGGCATCTCCGTGTCACTCCTCTCGTAATAGTTCCCTATGGGAAGTGTGAAATACGTCCTCCAGCGCTACCAACACAGGATAGGACGGGTCACGCTTCCCAGTCTCAATCATGCTATAAGCCTGTACCGTAATTCCGAGTTGCTTTGCAACATCGGCTTGCGACCAGCCTTGTAAGGCTCTGGCCCGCTTTAATGCGGCTCTCATTGTTGCTCCCTTCTCATCAACTCTCGGCAAGTGTTTTCCGCTTGCTTGTTTACATTATACATCAACTTTGCGTTGATGTCAAGAGGTTTGCAATGTTTTCACGAGAAAAATTTGCTTCCCGCCTTTTGGCGTTGCGCAAGCAAGCAGGGCTTTCCGTTGCGGCGCTTGGTAATGCGCTTGGTATCTCCGGCGCGTCCGTGACGCAGCTGGAGAAGTGCCAGCGTTCACCCAGCGTTGAGGTATTCGGAAAAATTGCTGACATCTTCGGCGTTTCCTACGATTATCTTGCCGGGTGCGACGGTGCGCCGTCTCCAAAAGAGACGGACACGCTCTACTTGGAGATTTCCGCGCTTGCCCCGTCAGACCGGGAAGAAGTCATGCGGTACGCTCGATACGTTCGGGCGAACCCGCGCAAGTGAGGTGATGCACCGTGCCGTTCCCGGAAATTCTGCTTGCGCTTCGGCTCTCGAACGGGCTGAGCCAGCAACAGCTTGCAGAACGCGCCAATGTCGCAGAGATAACAATCCAGAACTATGAATCTGGAAGAAGCAACCCTGTTCCGACGCGGCTTCTCGCAATCGCGGATGTCCTCGGCGTTTCGCTCGATACACTCGTTGGACGTGATGAGAATGCGTTCTCGCCGCCCGACTTCGACCCGCTTGTTGAGCAGGTAAAATCTCTATCTGCTCCACAGCGTGCGGACGTGATGAAGTACATCGAGTTCATCAAATCGCGCTCTTGATGCGCGTTTGCGCTGGACACACACTCTACAAGGACAAAAACGGCATCCTGAGCGCTTCCAGCCCGTCAGGTGAGGAAATACCACTCTCGACGTGCAAGCGCTCCTGCGGGCGTTTTTGTGCGAATTAGACGCTGCTTTCGCGCAAAGCCCTTTTCGCTTCCGCTTTCGTCGCCCATACGACCGTTACGCAGCCGGAACGTCGGACGTGCGTCTTGATAGGCACATACCCGGCATCGGCTAATATGTGCATGTCCCGCGCAGTTGTCCGCCGCGTCGTGATGGTGTACTTCACCCGGCTCTCAATGTCGGGCAGGTTGACGTGGTACATTAGTTTCACGGTTTCACCTCCATGCTCTTATCGTATGCGCGAAAGGTGGTGGGTATGCCTTGCTTGAATCAGAATATCGTCTCTGCCGTGACTTTCAGCGCGGCAAACAGCTTTCGGCGGAACAGCTTGCTCGGTTGCGTTCGTCTGGCTTCTTGGAGCCACAGCCGCCGCACCCATCCGACCTTGATGCACGTCCTCCGGATTATGTTCCGGAGCTGAACCGTCACGCGCTGGATGAAATGGAGCAATACGAGTCAAGTTGCTTGCGCTTCCTGCTTCCCGTCGGCATCTCCGCCGTCAGCTTGATTCTCTCGCTGATAGCTCTCTTCAAGTAGCCTAATCTCCTTCAAGTAGTCCAGCACATCGCGCATATACTTGCTGTACTGGTCGAAGTCCAGATGCATATAGCGCGGAGCAACGAGGATTCGCCCGAACGCAAGGCACAACTCCTTGCCGTACCAGCTCAAAAGCGGGTTACTCTTTAACAAGCCCTCGCTCATGTACGTTTCCTTGCGAAGCGCGAAGTTCTCCCGTTCCAGCATCTCGACTTTTGCTTGCAAGTCCTCAATCCGCTGTTTTAACTGCCGTTTGCTCTGATACACGTTCACACCTCCAAAACACGAAAGGGGTATCACGATGAAGAAGTTTGTTTCCGTTCTGCTGGTTCTCTGCTGCCTGATGGCTTCCTGCGTTCCCACGCTGGCGGAAAAAGCCACGTTGGAAAGCTATCTTTTGGGCGTTTTGCAAACATATTGCAAAGATGACAAATCAATCGGATTGTACTACAATGTTTCCTTGGACTCCGAACGGCATTGTTATATCATCAAGGTGTCTTCTCAAAACACTGCAACATTCGCAACATGCGACCCTAAAAATTACAAGGAAATTAAGGATTCGTATGCCGAGTTGCTGGTTCAAATTACGGAGATGGCTTGGGAGTTCTGCAACGATTCATATTGCGTCGAGATTGATTTCTTTTTCTCCAAGGACTTTTCTGGTGAACCGTTCCTGATTATGTCCTCTGAGAATGCAGTCTACACCATCAAAGAGACAAAGTTGCCAATAAATGCCGATACAAACAGCTTTGTTAAAGAAGGTGCAGACCCGGCGATTTTTGAGAAAATCAATGAGGTGTACGGACAATCAGGTTTCTTGCAGTCCGTAATCTACGATGATGGGGATTATGGAATCCGTGTCGGTGGCGCATTTTCAACCAGCTTCATCAAAGCGAAGCAGGAAGGAACATCGTCAGACTTTACCAAAATCCGCGATAAGTACGCATCCGTCTTGCAGACAATTGCCGATATTGCGCCAAATGAAGTCTCGCTATACTTCACCGACGAGGACGACAATTTTGTGTATTGCATAGTCTGCGAGAAGGGCAAGAAGCCCGTTGGAATGTTTTTGTGATGACTATCCAAACAGCGCCCTAATGTCTTCCACCCCCAGCGCGTCGGCAATGCGAATCGCGGTCGTAACGCTGGGGGTTTGCTGTCCGGCTTCGTAGTGCTGATATGCTCGGACTGTGACCCCGCCGCGGCTTGCAACTTCGGTTTGCGTCATATTCGCGCTTTTCCGCGCATTGACAAGCTGGACATTCTTCATCTCCACTCCTTCCATGAAGCATTCTTCATGCTCATTATAGCACGAATTATTCTTCACGTCAAGCGATTTCTGAAAGTTGGTGATTGTTTTTGTCTGACTTTCGCTCTCGTCTCTGCGACTTGCAGACGTTTTTTGACTATCGCAATGCGCAGATTGCAGACGCGGCAGGAATTACCGTTCGTGCATACCAGCTTTACAAGTCTGGATGCAGCGAACCGACGCTTTCGGCGCTTGTCCGAATTGCTGACCTATACGGCGTGTCCCTTGACTATCTCGTCGGGCGCTCCGATGACCCCACGTTCACGCCGTCCGCCGGAACTATCCCTTGCTCCTCCAGCAAGGATTGAATCACCTTTCGCGCCGTCAGCGTCCACATTGCAAATAGCTGCACCGTGCCGTGCTCCGTTTTGACGGGCTTGTAAGTTACCATGTCGGCAAAGTTTCCGGCGACCACATAAGAGCCGTCGGAACGCTGTATCTGTACGCCAGCGCGGAACAGTGCCTGGTTAAACTCGCGTGTTGTCATGCCGTACTGCATCGCCAGCTTTGCCGTGCTGATGGGCAGCGTGTCCGTGATGTTGACTGTCGGCACGTCCACTTTGCTGTAAACCTCCGGAAACGCCTCTCGGGCTGTGCATCCGAGCGCTTCGGCAATGAGCTTCATCGCGTCAACCGTCGGACTTCCCTGTCCGTTGGCGTATCGGTAAATAGTCGGCTTCGAGATACCCGACTTTTCGGACAGCGCGGCGACGCTGATTCCTTGCACCCCGGCGACGTGGAGAAAGTGCCGCAGCTTCTCAGCCATCGACCTCACCACCGAAAAGTTCTTCGACCGTCGTGTCAAGCGCACGGGCAAGGCGAAGAGCGTTATGCAGTGACGGGGAATATACACCCCTCTCATACTGTGATACAAGTCCCGGCTGACATCCGATTTTGCACGCAAGCTGCATCTGCGTAAAGCCCTTCTTTGCGCGGAACTCCCGCAAGCGATTCTGCATCCGCATCCCTCCAAATTCCTCCAATCAGTGCTTATTATCAATGCTAATAATAGCATACTCAATTTTATATGTCAAGATAATACGCAAAAAAATTTTTTGAGGTGTTTTTTATGCTTGGAGATAGGCTCAAGGAAGCGAGAAAGGCAAAAAAAAAGACGCAAGCCGAAATGGCAAGCATCGTTGGAGTGTCGCAAGCGACGTATTCTTGCTATGAGCGTGGAACCATCACGCCGGAGATTACCAGCGTCGTGAAGTTCGCCGAAGCGCTCGGTGTAACTACCGACTACCTGTGCGGACTGTCCGACAACCCGCAGGGAACATCTGACCGCCCGATACTCAACGCAACTTGCGAGGCGATAATCGCCAAGCTGATGGGTGCGCCTGATGACGTTGTGCGCGAGGCGATGGACTACGTTGAGTACCTCACCGCGAAGGCGGAACGTCGGATGCGGCAGGAGCGCAAGGAACGTGATAGCTTAAAGCGCATAGCGGACAAGGGGGATGCTGAAAGGGGCGAACCGTGATGTCCCCGGCGCGAATGTCGGGAACATGAGAACCAGCGGCGAGAAAGAACCGCACGTCCCCGAACGCCTGAGAGCGGCAAGCGCGTGAGGACAAGCAGGAGAATCAGCAGAGGAGCAGAGCGGAGAAGCAAGTTGCCATGATTATAGCCCAGCTTGCCCCGCTTGTCAAGCCCCCCTGCTGATTTTTTTGTTAGGCAAAAATGGCAAAACGTTTTGTTGACCCCAACAAAACGGGCAGCGAGAACCATTTGCGCGACACCACGAAAATGGTCTGCCCCGCGGCTATCAATTTCGCGAAGCCGCGAAGATGACCATGCTGCGGATGCCCGCAGAAAGGTGCTGGATGAAAAAAAAGACCACCGCCGCTGCCACCACCACAAAACCACCGCCCGTCCCTCTCCCCTCCCGCTTCTTCCCCCCTTTCCTCTCTTCCCCCCATACCCCCTATTACTCTATACCCCCTATTATCCCCCTACCCTACTCTGTCGAGTATGTGTTCTTGTGGTGGTAGTGGTCTTTTATTATATATTATTTATATATACATACTTGTGTTATATAGCTGCTTATATTATTATATATCCATGCTTGTACTATATAGCAACTTATATTATACTGTATGATAATATATATTATTATTACACACAAGTATGTATTATAATATAACTATGTCGCGCGCGAGAGACAACAAACGCCACTTGTAAAACGCGGAGATTATTAGCACCGAATAGCACAAAAAAATGTGCATAGCAAAAATAATTCTGCTATTTATTTTTTAGCTGTGCTATTTTTTTTAATAGCAAAAATAATTCAGCTATTTTTTTAATAGCTAAGCTATTTTATTTTTAGCATAGCTATCGCATTTTGCGGATTTTTGCGTCAGCGTGGCGCAAAGCCTTGCAATCACTGTATTTCAGGCGCTTTTGCAAATTATGAAGCGCATCATTTTCTGACTTTCCCTGACCTTCATAGGCGTGGTTTGACCTTTCCTGACTTTCGCATCAGGAAAAATAGAATAGCAAATGATAGCATAGCTTTTCTTTGCTTAGCTTTGCTTTCTTTTGCTTTCGGATTCGATGCTCTCCGCAGTTCATATTGTTTATGTATTCATAACGTTTTCTTTGCAGAAATTTTCTTTTCCAGCCACGAAAAAAATTCCGCTTGCAGGTCATCAGGCAGTTCCTTCACCTTCTCGACGAGCGTTTTAACAACAAACTTTTTATCAAAAACAGGCATATTTTCCTCTCCAGTCGCGTATTTTCTACCGTCCACCGCAATACCATATGCTGACGCGCCGCGGAATATGACCAAAAATTTCCCGTGCGTTTGCAAAATATTTTCAATTTGTTCACAATTTACAATGGCACTTTGCTGCGTTTTGCGGCACAATAAGAGAAAAGGAGTGATACACTTGCCACGCCAGACACTAAAAAAGCGCCCCGACGGGCGTTATGTTTGTAAATATAAAGGATTCTCGTTCTACGGTAGAACGCAGTCCGAAGCTCTTGCAGCCCGTGAGGAGTACAAGAAACAGGAAAAATACGGAAGAAAGCCACGAGAAAAGTACACGTTCGCGGAGTACGCAGCGGAGTGGCTGCCGACGTACAAGAATGAGGTGACGGCGAAAGTGTATGACGACTATGTGGCAAGACTTAACAAGATAGCGTCAATCTTGCCAAAAGTTGAGATGCGGCTAATTACGCCGTCGGACATACAACGGCTATATAACGCATTCTCTAATTATTGGGATTCCACGCGAAAGAAGGTGGCAATGACAACAAAAGCAGTTTTCCGAGCTGCGTTAGGAGATGGAATTATAGTAAAAAACCCATGTGAAAACATCAAGCCAGCAAAAGGTAAAGCAGGGACACACCGTAACCTCGAAGATTGGGAAGTGACGCTCATCGGAGACACATACCAAGAAACGCCAATGGGATTGTATGCTATGGTGATGCTATATGCAGGGTTGCGACGGGGGGAAGCTCTTGCTCTCAACATTGACAGGGACGTTGACTTTTCCGCTGGGGTAATCCATGTTCGGCATTCGCTACGTTTCGAGCATTCCAAAAGTATCATAGTGCAGCCCAAAACCAAAGCTGGTGTTCGCGATGTTCCTTTATTTCCGCCGCTGCGGGAAGCCCTAACCGGCAGACACGGAAATGTTTTTTCCTTGCCAGCTGGGAAAAATATATCCCTTGGGCTTTGGAATGCGGAATGGCAGAGATACTTGCGTTTTTTGTCCACGGTTGCGCAAAAGGAAGTTGCTATCCGTCAACATGATTGCCGACACACGTTTGCCACAATGTTATATGATGCAGACGTTGACGTAAAAACAGCCACAAAGTGGATGGGACACGCAAACGAGATGATGATAATGCGTATCTATGCACACCTCACGGAGAAGAAGGAAGAAAGTGCCATCGAAAGGGTGGAAAGTGCGCTTGCTAAGCGCCCAAGTAGTCAAAACGGTAGTCAAAAAATCAGGAAAGTGCCTTGAAGTGCTGTATTCTCAACGGATTCACGATTTTTGGATATTCCCTGGTCGACAAGAATGTTCCTGTCAGCCAAATACAGAATTCTCTTTTTAAGGTCAGAGCGGAGCAGCCGATACACTATCTGGAATGCAGTATACGTTTTGCCCGTTCCCGTTGCCATCACAAGCAACAATCTCTGCTGCCCTCTGGCGATTGCTTCCACGGTTCTGTTTACAGCGTTTCTTTGATAATAGCGTGGAGGATATGTGCTTTGAGACGAGTAGTACGGCTGGGAGACTATTTTCTTTTCCAAATCGGATACGCCCTTGCCGCCGTTCAGTTCAGCGTAATATCTTGCTACAAGCTCATCCTGTGTTGGAAATTGCTCTAAAGCAATCTGCCGTTCCTGCCCGGTAAAGAAGTCATGCTCATAGAAAGCATCTCCGTTTGAGGAATATGCGAACGGGAGATCCATCATCTGTGCATATGTCATCGCCTGCTGCAAGCCGTGAGATACAGAATGATTATTATCCTTTGCTTCAACTACGGCAATTGGCTTCCCATCGTTGAGATAAAGCATATAGTCGGCAAATTTCGGCTTACTGCGAGCCACAATATTGCCGCTGATGTTGATTCTGCCATCAGTAATCTTGGTCTCCATTGTTATGTGACCTTTCCAACCATTCAGAATGACCGGAGTGATATAATTCAATTTGATGTCTTCTTCAGACATCTGTTTCTTGCCCAATATGGTCATATCAAAACCTCCTAATCAAATTCTTTAGTGTTGG